TTAGCGCACGACACTCTGGCGTTTGGCGTATTCGACGATGGAATTTGGCGTCAGCGGGTTCTGGTCGACGAGGATGGCGTCGAAAGCCGTCTCGGAATCGCTCGCGCGCGCTTCGACATAGGCGGCCGCATAGGCCATGCTGCCATCGGGCAGCGGGATGTATTCGGGCCGCTCCCTCGGGATGGGTCCGATTTCCGGCAGCATGGCAAACGCATCGAGTGCTGCCGAGGAAGCTGACGGCGTCTCGGTTTCGGCAAGGGCCGTCACCGGCACGCCCATTTCCATGTTCGATTTGGATGGGATCGTCAGCGTGCCGAGATTGCCGGCCTGCCTGCGCAGCGGCTCGTTCGAAGCGACCATCACGCCAGTTGCGATCTGGCCTTCGGGGAATGCGTTCGGGGTGCGGTCGCCCTTCTTGACATAGGAGGCCATCAGATAGGGCATGTCATTGCCCTCGAGTGGCGCCTTGCCGATATACTGTACGCGAACCTTGGCGCTGCCCTTGCGCTTCATGTCAAGGAAATCGGCTGTCTTGGAGGAAACGTCGATGATGCGGCCATATTCATAAGGCCCGCGATCATTGACGCGCACGACGACCGAAGAGCCGTTTTCGAGATTGGTGACGCGAGCGTAGCTCGGCAGCGGGAATGTCGGGTGGGCGGCGGACAGGTGATATTTGTCGTAGACCTCGCCGTTTGCCGTCAGGCGGCCGTGAAACGCCGAGCCGTACCAGGACGACATACCGGTCTTGTTGTAGCCGAAGTCCTCTTTCGGCTGGTACCATTTGCCTTTGACCTGATAGGCCTTGCCGACCTGATAGCGGCCGCCGCCCTTGGGAATGTTCTTGCCATCGGCAACGCGCGGACTGGCCTTTACGCCATAGATCGACTCGGCGAAATATTCCTTGCTGCGCGGCTTGTCCTTTTTGACGCTGCCCGTCGATCCGCACGCCGTCAGCGCGGCGCAAAACATCGGAATGGCGGCAATACGCAATCCTTTGAACAGAAGAGCCGCAGTCTGATTGGATGTCATGTGCCCCACAATCGCAATTCGTAAAAGCCGTCGACGGGTTTCTCTTGCGCATGCCCCCACGCGAAAGAACCGGTGTCACGAAACGTAACAGTCGATTAATCATGACAACAACGTGGCGAAATTGCGAATGGTTAACCGTGCCGGAACGGAACAATTGGAGTTATGGTTTATGAATGGTTAATATTGAGGCGAGATGTCCACGGCGGATTGATCCGTCTGCCTCTCGAAAACGCATCAATATAAGCCATGGAAGTGCTATAGCATCCACTTAGCAAACATATTCGATAATGTTGCAGCTGATATCGACAACGGTCCCATCGGCATCGCGGATAAACACAGAAATATACTGCCGGTCTTGTGGCACGCAGACGACACTATTGATCTCCCCAGCATCCGCATATGCGGCATCCTCTGGGACTGACTCATCCTTTTAGGGACTGCGGAAGCGGTTGACGTTCCCAATCCGCAAGCTATAAAGCGTGCCCTGACGGGGCTGACGACTAGATGCTCGCCGGGGAAAACCGCCTCCCCGCCGAAACGGTACTGCCGCACAGCCTGTCGTAGTGGAAGAGTGTCCGAGTGGTTTAAGGAACCGGTCTTGAAAACCGGCGTGCGGGAAACCGTACCGTGGGTTCGAATCCCACCTCTTCCGCCATCTGCGTACATACCTACGAACCCCTGGACCAAAAGATTGTTCGGCAGCGGTTGTGTCCAAAATTGCTTTCCGCAAGTCTTCATCGCGGCCGCAAATCATTATAAATCGCTCTCCCACCACGATGCTTTCGACGATTGTTCCAATGTAGATTTTCGAGATCGCCGTATTTTCCCCAAATATGACATCCTCCATTTCCGCTCTGAAATACGCAATGCGCTCAGGCGTAATCTCTTCGAATTCCGCGTCGTTGGAGAGGGCTTCGGATAAGAGGGTGCGCGTGGTGTCCAGTTTGGTGCATACACGAATTAGTTCTGCCTGAAAAACCGGTTGAGTGTTGATCAGCGGCGCAGTTTTTGCTGCCTCTAGCAACCCCCGCAACGCGGACTCCGCGGAGCTCACCTGGTCTCGAAGCTCTGGAACCTGGCCCGCCGCATCTTGGCGACGTAAAACCCACCTTTGTTGCAGCTTGGTCAACAATTCGGACAGCCGCTCTTCTTTAAGCACGGTATCTCGAATTGCTTCGCGAATGGTTTTGTCCAGTTCATCCTCTCGAATCCGAGGACCACTGCATTTTTGTTGGCCTCTCGATTCACTGCTGCATTTGTAGTAACGATAGACGCGGCCACCCTTTCCAGTACCAGTACCCAAGGTCATAGATGCACCGCACTTGCACTTTGCTAAGCCGGTCAACAGCATCGGACTGCTCATCAGTCTGGACTCGCCCATCTTTGGGTTGCGAACTTCCAACGTTTGTTGAACGGCATCGAACTCTTCACGAGTAATTATTGGGGGCGCTTGGAGGGGAAGTGGGTCTTGCAGCTCTTGATAGTCCGTCTCCTGGGCGCTTACTCCCCAGTAGTAAACACCGTAGTAAACGGAGTTCGTAAGCATGCGATGGATAGCTTGGATACTCCATCGGGCACCATTTCTGGTCCTAAAGCCGCGATCATTTAACCATTTTGCGATTGCTTTGACTCCCATTGGAGCCGAGTTGCCATCGCCACAGCGCACAAATGAGAAAATCTTCTCTACCAACTGGCTCTCGTCCGCAGCCAGGGCAAGAACCTTCCGCTGCGCGTGGTCGCTTGCTGGGATCAGCTTGTACCCGTAAGGAGGGGGACTTCCTGGCCAATACCCTTGCATGACCATTTTTCGGCGAGCACGTATTGAATCAACGGCTGAGCGTTTAGAATGGAATTCGTCGAATAACGTAGTGACCCTCTTTGCTATCCACCCGCCAACATCTTTGGTGAAAGTTTGTGAAACCGCGAGCACCTCGATATCTAGCTCATGCAGAATTTGCTCGCACCTTTGGTAATCAGATGACGAGCGCGCGAAGCGCGACGTGTTGTGGACGAGTATCTTATCAAACGGCTTCACCTCAGCCTGCGCATCCATCATCAGCCTTCGGAACGCCGAACGAGCGGTGGATTTCGCAGAAACGCCAGGTTCAACGTATATCGCAGCCACCACCCAGTCTTTAGACGCGCAAAACTTCTCTAACTGCTCTTGCTGATCTGGGATGGAGAGATTGCTCTCAACGCTCTTCTCACCGGAAACGCGAAGATAAAACGCCGCCCTTTCCACGCGTGGCATCGGTGGACCAATGTCGGCGTCTGGCCTTGAGAGCCTCCTACGCCTCTCTGCGGTTGTTTCCCTATTTCTTTTTGGGGGGAAGATGTCTCCGTCGCTCAATTGTCTGGCCATGGCGAACACTCCTGAGAACTGGTAACCGGACCTCAATCGCTCACGAGGTCTCGGCAAGCTTTAATTGCTCGAACTTGCAGGCAATCATCGTGTGGATGCCGATCTTTGAATTAAGGCTTTTCAATAATCTGTTGAACTTCGTCGAACTCTTCTCGAGTAATTGTCGGGGGAACGTGGAGGGGAAGCGGCTCTGTACTTACACACCAGTAATATATTCCGTAGTAAACGGAGTTTGTAAGCATGCGATGAATAGCTTGGCTGCTCCAGCGTGATTGATCTCTGTTTCGAAAACCATGGTCATTCAACCAAACGGCAATCGCTTGGACACCCATTGGAGCCGAGCTGCCATCTCCGCAGCGCACAAATGAGAAAATCTTCTGAACCAACTGGCTCTCGTCCGCAGCGAGGGCAAGGACCTTGCGACGCGGGTTGTCATCCGCCGGGACCACCTTATACCCGTATGGAGGTCTGCCGCCTGGCCAATACCCTTCCATGACCATTCTGCGGCGGGCACGCATCGAGTCCACGGCTAATCGCTTAGAATGGTATTCATCGAACATCGTAATGACTTCATTTGGCAGCCAGCCTTTGTCCCTACAAAATTTCTCGAGCTGCGCTTGCTGGTCCGGGATGGACAGATCGCTTGCAGCGCTCATTTTACTTGAAACGCGAAAATAGAGTGCAGCTCTCTCTACACATCGCACAGGTTGACCGCTCTCAGTGTCTAGTTCCGACAGCCTTATCCGACGCTCCGGCGGTGCTCCCCTTTCTTTTCTTGGGGGAAAGATTGCTTCGTCTCGTTTGGAGCCAGCAGCTCCCTTGTTCACTTTCCTGGGCATAAGAATCCTCCCGGTGGAACTGTTGTCATGGAGTTTTGGGTCGCTAGCATTCAGATGTCGACCATGCCTCACTGCCTCACGGCGGTGAAATCGTTACGGGGGGCGACGGCTACGACAGTGCGCCTCTTGGTCCATCGATTGGCCACTACTTCTGAATAACACCTCGAGCGCGTCGATTTCCGCGCGTAAGATACACGCCACCGCACGTCCTGAATGTACTTGGCGAAAGTCACGCATCCGAAGGGTGATCGCTTGCGCACGGGTCACGCCTGCCGCGAACGAGACCTTGTTTTAGCAATGGTAGGTTTTGCGATGGGATGTCGGCCGAATGATTTCGTCTATTCGGAGGGCAAATGGAGCGCAGGCTTGCCGCTGTGATGATTGCCGACGTGTCCGGCTATGGACTACACAGCCAAGCCGACGAGGAAGGCACGCGCGGCCGCTTTCAGGCCGATCTGCACGAGCTGTTCGAACCGAGGGTTGCCGCGCACGGTGGACGGTTGATCAAGACCATGGGCGACGGCCTCCTGGTCGATCCGTCGGTTTTGCAGACACCAGACTGGGGAGTTTGGCTTTCTGTCAGCCATCCGGGAGGTCAAAATGTCGAAATCACCCCAGTGTTCCTGCGAATCGTTCCGGCCAACGCTCGCGTTGGAAGACTTCCGTTATGAAGTCAGAGCGGCGAGCTTATACGATTGATACCGGCGTGGTATGCCGATGCTGGCCCAATCTCGATCTACTACGCCAACCGTACCTTGCTACCGTCCAAGACAAGGGTGTTCATCGTTGCCGATCGCGTTGGCCGCGTCGGAAGAGGTTCTTTCCGGTAAAGCGCAGCGCCGGGCTGGTATGGACCTCTGGGGTCGACACTACAACAAATATGACTTCGGTAGGATTTCAATTCTGTCGAAGTAGCCGTAGGAGTTCAGCATTCGGTTTGCGCCCATGTGGACGCGAATTGCTTCTTCGGTGGCCTCCAACTTCAACGATCAGAATGTGATCCGTAAGCGGTGTCTCGCTCGCACCTTGGCCACAATGCTTCAGCCGTTTCAAAGACTGCCGCGAGCATCTTGCGGGAGATGTGCCTGAACTGCGGTTATTGCTGTACGGCAGTACGGCATGTGGTCCGACTCATAGCTCAGGATGACGCGATCCGGCGTATTCATCAGTCCCTGCATCTCGGTTCGTCGCAATCTGATGTAACCCTTAGCGAGTAGTGAGGCAACGACCGACTTGGTTGATTATTCGCCAATGCCGCCGCGAACATCGTCTTTCCGGTTCCCGGACGTCCGGAAAGCAAGACCCCGGTGTCGACAGCGCTCCACGGGAGGATGCCCGCCTTGTAGTCGGCGAGGTCCTTCGCAAGATTGGTTCCCCATTCGAGCGCAGGTCCATAGCCATGCATGTCGGCAAGCGTCGGCCACGACGGCTTTGCGACCTCTGGGACGGGTTTCGCCGACCCGCGCGGATGACTCCGCAATCTCTCCAAGGCAAGCATGGGATGACGGCGATCCTGGAAAGCCTTTACCAGTCGTGGCCAGGGTTCCGAAAGGAGCATTTCAACGTCCCGGCCAGAAGGTGGCAAACCGGCACGACGAAGCGCAGCCTCGGCATGCCTTCTCGTTCGCGGCACTAAGTCGAGGACACCATCACAGAACAGTTTATCGTCGTCACTGAGAATGTATTCAGGCGGCGCGATGAAGATCGCTCTGTTATTTCTATGAGCCTCCATTTCATCGCGAAATGACCGATCCTTCCATTCGTAGGCGTAGGATGTGAACTCCCGGTGCATCCAGATACCTGCGGCGAAAGCCTCCACCGCTTCCGCATAGACCGGGTGGTAGAAATCATCCCGGGCCCGAAGGGTCACGATGAATTTTGAGTTCGGTTTATTCCAGACTCGGAGTGATGCCGCGACCCCGCAGTACGCCATGAAGACGGGCAACGTGACGGTCGTGTTGCGGACCTGCGACTCCGGCTTCCAAGGCACACGAATACGTTTGTTGCAACCTGTTGTCGGCATCGCGCTCTCCTAGAATTTCAAGGTTCCGAACCGCAGCGATCGGAACTGATGGCTCCGTGATTCGCCTCGGCCGCAAACTTTAAATACGTCGATTCGTACATTTTTCAGAGTCTTTTTTTCATACGGTACGTATTTATTGACTCAAATGACGGAAACCGGTCTGTCATCGGCATGGCGACGTTGTTGACGGCTGATTTGATAAGGGCGGCCCGGGCTCTGCTCGGGTGGAGCCAGCTCGACCTCGCGCACCGGTCTGGCGTCTCGCAAAAGGCGCTTAGCGATTTCGAGCTGGAGAAGAAACCGGTAACCGCCAAGGCGAGCGAGAAGCTGCGGACGGCACTCGAATCCCACAAGGTGCAGTTTATCGCCGTGAACGCCGCCGACAGCGGCGAGATCGTCGGGGGTGGCGTCCGCTGGCGTCCGGAGCCCCCCAGCTTGGACATTAAAATCCTCTAGCCAGCCACCGTGCGGAAACCGCGTCGTGGCGGATATGTCGCCACATTCCACGCGCAGGTGGACCTCACAGCCAAGGCAGTCGAACGTTCTGCGACGAAACCGGAACAAAGGAAGCCTGTGACCTGCGTCTGATAGCTCTCTGTCGTAGATAGAGCACTCTTGCCGGGGACGATGCCAGACCCGACAAATGGGTTACCATCGCCTCTGGGTAAACGGTGGCTTCAGTCATGCCATCCCGGCATGCTCAAATGACCTGGCCGCCTTCATTTTTTATTGCCCAGTTTTAGTACGCGATAAACTGAGGTTTTCCCAATGCCGAGCTTGCGGGCAATTTTCTTGCCGCTGATTCCTTTCTCATACATGGAAACAATCTCCTCATAACGAGCATGAACTAGGCTTTTCTTTCCGAGGGAGCTCCGTAATATCTTGATATTCCACGATGTTCCAGGGTTCGTATTATTGTTCCGCTTCTCCCGCCAGAACTTCAGCCTATCGCGTTGAAAATATTCGATGATATTTACTTCATAGGCGCCCTTCCCCACTTTTATCCCCACTGCATTTTTTGCTGCTGCCGGCGGATTTCCAGCAGTTTTAGCGCTGCTCTCGGCTAGTCCACGTGACATCGTGCAACATGCCGACACGTGAGCCGTCTGGGAAAGCGGGGATAACCCCTGTGGATTTCCACTACCGTCATCAAACGGTCGCTTTAGCCGTGGGCGAGTGGAGCAGTTTAGCTGCTTCGACAATCCATCGGAAAGAGGCGGCCATGAACTTGCATTTTGCCCAGAATGGAGCTCGCTCGGCCGAGCGTCTGCTATATCGCATGAAAAGGTCCGGCTATACGCTGTGCGGTCAGAAACTCTGGACCGATGAGGAAATCGAGGTGCTGCGGCGTCACTATCCAGACTATCGACGACTTCGCGAGCTGTTGCCCCATCGCACTCAGAAGGCACTTGAAAGGAAGTGCGAGAGCCTGAATATATCAAGCAAAAGAAAATCCTGGTCAGCATTGGAGATTTCGAAACTCCGTCGCCTCTACGGCCGGGCAGCATCCCGTGCAGAAATTGAGCAGACATTTCCCGATTGTTCATGGACGAGAATCACCGCAGCGGCTCGAAAAAGAGGGCTGAGACGGCCTCGCACTCCTTATATCCGGGTCAGAAGCGAGCAAATGAACGCGATCAGGGATCGATGCTTCGAACTAGGCTATATAGTAAAGGATGTCGACGCGTTGGCTAGAACGCTCACCTACTTCGAAAACGGCGCCTCGTATCGCCCTCGACCCGACATGAGGAAAATTGATCGGGCCGTCAGGGCTCTCGACGGAAAGCTCGTCGTCATTTGGAATGACTAGTTAACGCCAGGGCCCGGGTAGAAGCCCGGTGTCTGCTCCTGCAGTCCGTCGACGTCGGCAATTCCATCTTCGGCCGCATCCAATTCGCGCTCGTCGTCGCCTTCACGATCGTCCATTAGCCGACTATCCCAGCCGGCAAGCTCGGGCTCTAGGTTCTCGTCGCCGTCGATCAGGTCGAGCAGTTCGATGAGTTCTTCTATCTTCGCCTCCAGCCGGCGCCGGGCGGTGACAATGGCGTGCTGGTTCATGACGGCTCCTCCCTTTCCGCATGCTGCCGAAGCCGGGAGAACCGCGCGCCGATAGCGAGGATCTCAGAAAGGATGTCCAGTTCATCGGGCGTCCGGTCGCGCTCGCCGGCCGCTTCCTGCTTGGTCTGGATCAACTCCAGGGCGTCGATCGTCGGCTCTAGATTTAGCTGCGCGCTGCCTAGAAGCCTGCCAAGCGCGCCGGCTGTCCGCGGGCTGATGGCCTCGGCGCCGTTCAGGATGGCCGTGGCGAGTCCATGACGGCGTTGGCATTATGGCGGGCGTCTACGTGGGCGTCGGCAATCCGGGTCATGCCAGTTCTCCCCGAATTTCATCGAGTTGGTCGCGCACGATCAGGAGCTTTTCCGCCTGCATATCGAGGACCGACTGAATGGCGTTTGTCTTGTCGCTGTCTTGAAGGTCGGCAGCGGCCATCCAAACGGCTTCGCCGAGATAACGCACGAGAGACAGAACATCGTCGACTTCGAGAAGACGGCGGATGAGGCTTTTCGGCATGGCTTCGCCAGCGGCCGGAACGGTGGTGTTCGGCATTGGATTTGCTCTTAATGGTGATATTTGCACCATTAACCATATTATTATCACCTATTTGCTGTCAAGCTAATTTGGTGATAAATTCACCACATGAAGCCAAATCAATGTCGCATGGGGCGCGCAGCCCTCAATTGGAGCACCCAAGAACTTGCCAAGAAGGCGAGCGTGGGCGCCAACACCGTAAACCGTTTTGAAGCTGGTCAGGATGCTCGCGTGAGCAGTGTCGACAAGATGCAGAAAGCCATGGAGGACGCGGGCGTCGTGTTTGTTGCCGATGGCGAGACCTCAACGGCCGGTGAAGGCGTGAGACTGGCCGGTCGATAAAGGCGCTCGATCAGAACTGACGCAGTTCCAAACCAAACTTGTCACCGTCACGATCGGGGCGTACATTGCCATCAGGCTGTCCCTCGCGCTGTTGACCACGGATGTACTGGCAGCGGCGCGAGGTGACCACGAGAGGTCGGGTTTGCCCGGCCTTTTTTGTTGCTGTGACTTCCGGCTAGATTTGACGAAACACCTCGTCACTTACTGCTGGCGTGGTTATGGATCACCTCGTGGATGGAGAACGAGCGGTTCCAAAGGAATACTTGGGGGTTCCTTCTGCGCCAAGTGGTCGGTTACTTGACATTGCTCCGGTGCGTATCAACATTCTGAAACAAAATAGTTGTTGTTGAGTCGGCAAACTTGGCTCAAAGCATGAGCTTTATATTCTGCGCTGAACGATGCGCCCTCGTCCAAAAGAAGGAAAGCATATGCGCGCTTTGGTTCTGATGTTTGTTCGTCTCGGCCCCGCCTTGGTCTATGCCGCCGGTATGCTATTTGCAGTGAGCATGATCCTGCTGGCGACGTTTCCGGCCAACCCGTCATCTTGGGCGCTATACCTGACATTACTGCCGGTCCTGCGCCTACCGGCGTTTGTACTGCTTGACCTTCCAGGAGTGGAGGTGTGGCACGTTATCGCTGCGCTGGCAGTCATCGCGGCGTGCGGATTATACTTTGCGTTGCGCCCCCAGCGGTTCATCAGGGCGCGGTTCATCCACGCCCATGTGGCTCTGCTAGTCCTTATATTCGCCAATACCGGGGCACACGCCCCCCACACAGTTGGCCTCGGACCAACCGTGCCGGGCGAATATCACTGGTCGCTTCCGATACCCACAACGCCGCTCGGGACCGCCCTGCTCACCCTGGCCGCCCTAGCCTGCCTTTCCACCCATGCCGAGATCATCCGGCGCATCCGCACCCGGCATAGTTAATATTTGGTATTTACCAATTCGGACAGTTGCGGTTGATATCTACTGCAACCGTGCCAAGATGGCGCCCAATCAAATCCTGGGGGGGGCACCAATGAACAGTAGATATCTGGCGATCGCCGACATCATCGGCAGGGTCTGCATCTGTCTCTACTTCATCCCAGCGATGATAACGCGGGTGACATTTATCCAAGATACCTTTGCTGGTGACACATTGGCGTCCATCGACATCGTAACGGTAGTAGCCAAAGTGGCTTCCTTGCTTTTTCTTGGGATGATATGCGTTGCCGCGATAACACGTGTTCCGCCGATCCGCTCGGCTGAAAGCGCGGAAGGCTACGTTACCGCGATGGCGGGAACGTTCATCTTGGCTGCGCTGGTCGGGTATTTACCATCGGCGGATATCTCCATTTCTACCCGCTTGATCGCACTGGCCTTAACAACCATCGGTCTTCTGGCATCAGCCTATGTGCTGCTGTTTTTAGGGCGCGCGTTCAGCATCATGCCTGAGGCACGAGTGCTGGTTACCAGTGGCCCCTACGCCATCGTGCGTCACCCGCTTTATCTCACAGAACAAATCATGATAATTGGCTTCATCATCCTCAATCTGTCGATCTGGTCGGTGTTGCTCGGCGTCATCCAATTGCTTCTGCAATTCCGGCGCATGGTCAATGAGGAGCGCGTTCTCCGAGCCGCATTCCCCGAATACGACACCTACGCGGCAGCAGTGCCTCGCATCGTCCCGTTCATGACCTTCAGAAGACGGCAGCCCGCGGTGTGAACCGGCTGGGCCTTTGGTCACGCACAGCCCCACAGACGCGCGTTAGGCCTTGGCCGGTACTCGACACCGGAAAATCGCCGTGGAAGTGGAAGGTCATAGGAGCGTGCACGGTGGTCTTTTCCTTCACGCCCGCACCGCCCCGACCATCAGAAACCCGGCTGTCGTCGACGATGATCACCCGCTCGGAGTTACGCTTGAAGAACTCGACCTTCTGGTCCTCGCCCGGCATGATCTGGCCGCCGGTAGCGAAGCCGTTCAACCGGGCTTGCTGTTGCTGAAGGAATGTCCTGTAATCCCCGATGATGCTGGTCTCGATCGCGACGGCATAAGGGTTTTTGCTGACCTGCATCAGGTTGGCATAGTCGAACGCGCCGCTACCATTGAGGCTTCCTCGGTTGAAATTTCCCGATGCACCACCACCGCTATAGCCGCCACCCCTGCTGCCGCTGGAGGACGAACCGCCGGAACGAGACGCCACCGACAGGCTACCGATCGACGACTTGACCGCGTTCAGGCAGCCAATGATGGTCTGCGTATCGCTTTCCATCGTCGCCATGTAGGGGGTCTGGAGGCGCAACTCGGCAAGGATCGAATAGAGGTGATCCTCCATCAGGGACAGGGTATCCCGACCGCCCGACAGGATCGACGCGGTGGAGGTGGCATTGGTTACATGCCCAGAACCGGACATCGTGACCAGTTCGGCGCCCTTTTCACCAACGAGATAGGTTCCGCCACCAGAGACCGGGCCACCGGATGCGCGGGAGCCGTATAGCTCTCGAACCCAATCCGTGCCGCCGGTCCGGTTGTAAATGCGCTCACGGCTCTCAGCCGAAAGATTGGCCCACAGTTGCGCGGTCGGAAATACGCCGTTCATGCCGGTGACAGTGACCATCTTGCCGCCACCGACGTCATACTGCTGCTGCGACATCATGGGGAGACCCCCATATTCCTGCGTGCCGGTCGAACCGCCGATCACGTTGACGTTGGCAGTGCCGCCGCCCGTCGCGCCGACCGTATACTGACGCACGCCAATATTCACCACCCTGTCGGGGATGGAAAGGATGGACTGCGAGAGCGAGTCGACGCCCATTTTCAAATCCATGGTCCGCAGGTAGCCGGCGATCATGGCGTTGATGTATTGATCGACAGAGCGCGCATCGCCGCCGACCCCCTTGAGGCTTTGGCGGACGAGTTCAAGGGCGGCATGAGCTTGGGTAGCGGTCATGCCGCCACTGCCAAGAGCGGTCATAACCTTCTGGATACTGGTGGCCGCGTTGGCGATCGCGTCAGATGCGCCCTTGCCCATGAAGTTATCGCCAAACACTTCGGCGACGGGCGTATTCGCTGCGTCGGCAAGTGCCTTCTGGATCTCCGACAACTCCGTTTTCATCGTGCGGAGGCGGCCACTGGACTGCTGGAGCGCCATCAGCGCCTTGCCCTGGGCGTTCGCCGATTGCTGCGCGGTCTGCGATGCTGATTGCAGAGCTGAACCTAGTGAAGTGACGCCTTGCGTGGCTTCCGAAAGATCGATCGCTTTCAGCCTGTCCAGACTGCCGGCGCTTTCGTCGGCGGCAACCTTGGCGGCCTTCAGCATTGCGGGAAGCGTCCGCGCGGCCTTTTCGGCTTCGGCGTCGACCGCCCTCAATGAGTTTGCGAGCGCCTTCTGCGACTCCGTCGCCTCGTTGCTGACCGCGATCTTTGACAGCGCCTCGATGTATTGCAGCAGGCCGGGCTTGTTTGCCTTGGTGGCCTTGTCGAGTTCGAGGACCGCTGCCTTGAACTGATTGATAATGTTGATATTTCCATCAAAAGCGGACGCAGGAAGATTCAGCGCCTCAGCAATTTCATTGCGCGCCGCGTTCACAACGACGTCAAGCGTCCCTTTCAACGTCTCCTGTGTGTTGGCGGCTAGCGTCGACCCGCTTGCCGCTGTGTACTCTGCCAGGCCGGTCGCTGCCTGACCATAGGCCCCCTTGAGGGCGCGGATGTTCTCCGCATGCTGTGCCAGGAGCGCATCGACATTCGCAGTGCCTTCACGCACGGATGAGAAATATTGGATCAGCGCCGCGGTGCCGGCGACCAGGCCAAGCGTCACGAGCGACACCGGGTTGATGATCGACAAGAACGCAGCGCCAAGGCCTCGCACGGCGCCGGCCGCGCCCATGGGGCCGAGCACGGCTGAAATCTGCGTTCCCTGCTGTAGCGCGATCTGGAGGGGCGACATGCCCATGGCAGACGTGACGGCAATGTCCTGGAACTGCGCTGCGAGGTTGGCGGTCCCGAATTGATCAGCACCGCCGCCATGAACAGGGCTGCCGGCAATACCGCCGCGAAGCGTGCGACGGGCTGTGGCGGCTGAATTGAGCGCGGTGCTATAGCCCTTGATGGCCTCGATAGATGCCAATGCAGCCTGTCGCTCCCGGCCGAGCGCCGTGGCCATCTCATTGACAGACAGTGCACCGAGCCGGTGGGCTGATCGGATCTCTTCCTGTGTCTGCTTGTAGCGTTGAATGACTGCAAAGGTCGGATTGAATTTGGCGCGCAAGGCGTCCTGCTGCTGTACGAGGGCCTGGAAAGAGCCCTGCGCCGACTTGGCGGCCTGTGTCTGGGCATCGGTCAGATCCTTCATAACTGACTTGGCAGACGTGGCAGACTTCGCAATGTCGTCAATCGAGCGCGATACGACCCGACCGCCTGTCTGGGCTCCAGAGGGATCGATGACAATTTTCAGTGTCCTGGTGGTTTCCATCTGGGCCTCACATGATTGATTGGAGTTCGGCGAAGGTCAGGGAGACGACACCGGCCGGCGCCTGTTGGGACCATCCATTTTCGATACGGGGCCCGTACGGAAGTGCATTGGTGACCCAGACGGCGCGATACGGCGGCAGAGCCTCAATGGTGGCCTGGCCTTGGCGATGGTGGCGCCGCCGCTCTTATCGACTGCCTCGGTGACGGTCATGTCCGCGACGTTGACGGAAACATTCCAGTTGCCGCGGAACCGGCCGGATTTGACAGGGCTCTTGAGAACAACGCCCCGCAAAGCGTGCATCGCCAGCTTCTGCACCACGGGCTTCACCATCTCGTCGGGGATGGATTCCGCGAACTGCCGGAGATCAAGCACGAATGTACCGAAGGCATCGACCATGGCGTCAATCCCTGTACAGCGTGTCGAGGGCCTGCCGCATGTCGCGGTAGATCCCATCGAGGGTTGCGAGAGCGTGGTCAGCCACCTGACGGATTGCCAAGTGCTCCGGAGCCGCCCATGGCCGGCGGCTGAAGGCTTCCACCATGTTGGTGATTTCGGCTTTCCGGTTCCGGTAGTGCTTGACCATGTTCTTCCGGGCGGCTTTGTAGCCGGAGCCCGAGCGCACCAATTCGTCAGCTGCCGCATCGCCGAAGGCTTCAACGCTGTGCTGAAATGTGCCCATGGCCTGGGTAGCGTCCATGTCAAAACCCTCCCGAAAAGGGTGCGGTCCCCACCGCTGGGAAGCCACGACACATGGCACTGAGACCGTGGAACGACGGGGACCGCATCTCTTAGGCCGCCTTGGCCGAAACGAGGGATTCGCAACGCGAGATTCGGAGGATTTCACGGGCGAATGCACGAGCCTCGTCAAAGGCTTTCCGGTCGCCGGCAGCGCTGCGGCCCGATTGCTCGATGTTGGCGACCTTCACCAGATAACGGTCGAAATGGCCGTCGATACGATTGGCGATCTCCGCAGCCGGCAGGGTGGTGTTCGCGATATCCTCTATGGAGGCCATCAGCAGGCCGCGTGCGAGATCGGTGAGTTCAATGTCGGTCGTGTTCATGTTCAGTCCTTTCCGACGTATTTGTCTTTGTAGAATTCCTTGGCGTAGTCCTCGCCTTGAAGGTGGGCGGTCTGCCGTTCCAAGGCGTAATCAACAAACAGGAGCCGCTCCTCGAAATTCATTGCCTTGATCGACCCGAATATGGCCGCAACATCGATGGGCGGGGGTGAGAAGGATGCTTTCTCAGCTTCCTTGTCGATCTGCTGCTCGATCGGCTTGAATTCAGCATCGAAGTCGTGGCGAAGCATTCCGAGGATCTCGCGAACGTCATCACGGGCGCCGTCGACGGCTCGCTCTACCGTCTTCACGGCTTCGTCGAGTTCATTCAGCCCCGCGATTTCATCGCCATAGCGCTGCTCGACAAGTATCCGGCTGAGATCGTCCCGCGTCGACGGGAGCAAGCCGGTGATTTCGACAGGAACGGATATCGCCGCTTCCACGATGAAAGGGTCACTGGCATGTCGGACGGCCTTGGTGCGCTCGTCAGGTGACAGGGTAAAAGCCAGCGCCTGACTTCCTGCCGGCGCATTTCACCGACGATGTCGGCCGGGTCATGGTCGGGAAATGGCTTGAAGGCAGCCCGGCGGCTATCGATCTCGCGACGGAACTTGCTGACCTGCTGGGCTGCAGCGCGGCGAATGTCTGGCACCGTCTCGTCAAGCGCGGTCTGCTTAAGCATGTCTTGGATGCCGGTCTTCGTGTACTTGCCCGTCTTCTCCAGTTCGGAGCGCCGGGTGCGTATCCGTTCGGGCGCGCTCTGGATCTCGCCGTAGAGCTTCTGCAGCGTGGGTAAACGGGCCGGTGTCGCCCTGATCACGCCACTGCGGCATCCACGGGCCGATCCACTTGCCCTTGTCCGAACGGTCCTTGCCGGGAAACTTCGAATCCTTATTGAGCATCGCTATTGCCTCCAAGCTTGAGCTTGCCTTCCGTGCTCGCCTTCGCCTTTCTGCCAAACAGGGGTGAGGACTTGGAGAACGTGCTCCGTGTCGATCTCTTGGACGGCGAGCTTGCGCAGCTTGACGCAATAGGCGTCTCCAAGCGTCAGTTCCCATTGAGCGATATGCTTGGGGTTCGACCAACTCGGTTTCATGATAGCGATGAAAGCGTCGGCTACCGAGCCGAACGTTTCGAGCTTGATAGCGGCTCGGCGATCGGTGGCCTCCATGAATGGATCCCCTCGCCTTCCAAGGATATCGCGGACCTCCTGCGCTTTGTGGCGCGCCTGCTTCAAGGAGATGGTCTCAGCCTTGCCGGCTTTCGCCGCGGAACCGAGCCCCATCTCGTACCGCTTTCCGCTGGTGACCCACATGAACAGCCAGGACTTTGCCCCGGTCTTGGAGACGTTGAGATAGAGCCCGCCGCCATCACTGTGCCGGCCGGCTGCGAGTTTGTCGGATGAGACGAATGAAGCCGATAGTTTGTTCAGGCCACGTGCCAAATCCATCCCCACTTCTTTCCCCACTTTGGGGCTAGGTTGAAGGCGAATTATAGCGGACGGCCATGAATTGGGAAAGACAGTTTGTTGTTTTAGTTCAATACGATAGCGGACATTCGCGGACGGCTGCGAACGGTAATTAGCCAGACACCTCTTCCGCCAGAACTTCAGCCTATCGTGTGAAAATATTCGATGATATTTTCCGAGCAAGCCCCCTTCTCCAATTTTACCTTTACCGTTTTTTGGGTGAAATCGGATATTTTGCTCGCCATCGTGGATTCATCCCGCCCGTTCGCAGCATTGATCAGCGCCGTTCCTCCCCTGCCCTCATGATAACCAGTCAAGAGTAACCTTCTCCGGATGCCCGCAACCTTTTTGATGATGATGTCATTTGATTAGGGGGGTATAAAATACACGCAGGTGGTCGAAGGAGGTCTGCGATGAAATCTGCAGTTTTCTTAGCGGCAGCGCTTGTGCTTGCCGCATGCACAGCAGTGGAACTCGAGCCCATCCCGGGCAGCATCACCTATGGTGGCCAGCCACGGACCAAACTGACCAAGTCGCCTGCCGGCAGCACCTTCACGCACACGTTCCACGACGAGCGCGGCGGATATTGGAGCGAGACCTATCAGATACAGCCTGACCGCTCGCTGAAGATCATTTCGCGGCGCAGAGCCGAAGACTTCAGACTGAACGCAAACGGCGGATTGTAAGACGCTGGAATGGTCTCTTGCCCCGCCAAGGATGCCCGGACCATATTCGTCAGATGAAGCAGATGGCCAACATCTTGATTTTCGCCATCTCGCTTTCATGACACCGATGAGGGCGCTCGCTGCGGATACATGCTCCATCCTGTCCGTGAATAGCTGTTGTCTAGCCCGCCATGTTACCGACGGTGGCGATGACCGTAGTCAGGGCGGGTGCGCTGGCGTGCGTCCAAAGCTGATACCCGACGACACCGCCGAGAATAGCGGACCATATCGCAAAATCCCCGATCCGAAACAGTGGCTCTCTTTTCATCCCAGTCATCCTCACATCCAATGTGATTTCTTGAGAACAATATTGCGCCGATCGTTCATTTTTAGAAGACGACGTTTAGTGAACACAGCATTTCACATTGAACAATCAAAACCTGTAACCGCGGGAACTGCCGCGACTGTGAGCAACACGGTGGCCAGGATGTCAACGCTGGGATGGGAGAGCGACGGGGAGTAACTCGCCGCAAGAATGATTCCCCCATTCGTCGAAACATGTTATCGTCCTGCCGGCACACTGCATCGAAGGTTGTGATGCTTATTGATGCCTTGTTGCATCATTTGTGCTATAGGTTGCTGAGTTCGTCGGAGGAGAAGGCAATGCATTATAGCGTGCAGTTTTTCACTTGGACTCCGAAACAGGGCGTTCATCAGGTCGGATCGACGATTGAGATTGATGCGGTCAATCCGAAGCTTGCAGCCGTATCCCTGTTGGGGCTGAGGCTGGAGGAGACCGGCGCCGCCAAGAAACTCGCAGTGCGCGTCTGGAATGCGCCTGATGACAGCAAGGCTGATTGCGAGTGCTTCTACTACCATTGACCAGTCGTCGCATTCAGCACCGTGAATCCTGCTGCTACCCAACGTGATAGGAACCCCTTTGCGGGGGCGAATGGGTCGTTTCATCTATGATGGATTTGCCTGTCGCGTCGCCGCGAGACGGCGTTGACGTGGCGTTCAGGAAACGGCTTGCATTCTTGTCAGGGAGAACAATCTGTCAGCATCTGTTCAGAATGCCGAGAAAAAGCGTTCAGAACGGCGCGATCTCGAAACCGCACTACGTATTGTAATCATTGTGGGAAAATTTGGAGGCCTCGCCCGGAATTGAACCGGGGTGCAAGGATTTGCAGGCCTCGGAGCATTCAGGAAAATCAAGGCCCGTTATGAAGAAATAGCCCTTTTTCGGCTTTTTCCACCGATTTTTCATCGTTGATTTTGTTCATAAAAATCGCGTCTTCATAACAGCTTTCACGCGATAATGGCCGTGAAAAACACGTAGACGACAACCATAACAACGGCCACAAGCAACGTCGGTATCTGCGGCTTCGCGGCCTGCTTCAGAACCTTTGTCTTCGACCTATTCATGGGGCTGCTCCTTCAGTTGGCGACTGCGGATGCGGAATGCCTTGAGAATAATTTCGACGATGATGACGCCGCCGACACCGATGATGAAACCCCCGACACTGGCTGCTTGTTCCCCGATATCTATGGCGCCCAGCGCCCAGCGGAACATGGGGACGCCGATGGGACCGAGATAGTACGCCGTTACGGCACCAACGAACAGCTTCCGAATTGCGGGAAGGACACCAGTCCATTCCATCGCCACGGACACTGCGGATCCTGCGATGCCCGCCAAGGCGAGCTCACCGTTCCTGCTGGAAAGCCAATCCCAGAAATTCATTGCCCCTGCCCTTCCAATGCCGTCGCCGCTTCCGCCAGCGCTCGATGTCGTTTGCCGCAATTACCCAGCGCGATCCGATCCAGCGCCCAGGACCGCTGTGTCTCTTCGTCCTGCAGGGCGCGGTCCGGTAGTTCCACGGCTTGCGGGCACGGCTGTTTCAGCGCGGCAGGAATTTTCGCCGGTTCCGGGGTGTCAACGACCAAGGGGGGCGAGGAGATCGCGCACCCGCTTAGAAACAGCAGGCCGGCACTTAGCGTTAGGATCTTGCGCATTTTCGGCCCTTTCGGCTTCAAGTGCTTTTTCGAGCGAGGAGAGGTGCAGGGCTTGGCTGGTCTGCTCGGACCAGTATTCGGCCTCGATGCGGTCGATCTTCGCCTGTGTGGCGCGGCGATCGTCATCCAGCTTGATGCTGGCCCTGCGCTGCTTCTCCTGCCACGCCAGGCGCTCGGACAGCGCGCCGGCATCGAAGGCGCGATCGACGCGGCCGAACGCAAGATCGGAGACAACGGGCACGTATTCGATGTACGGCACCGACTTCACCAGAGGGACGCCCTCATAGAAGACGATAACGGCAACGGCGATGATGCCGTGCCAGCCGAGAAATCGGAGCGCTGCGATAACGGTTGGCATCCACATGGGAGCGACCTCAGACCTTGGCGATCTGCGCGGTGACTTCGTCCCGCAGTTTCTTGCCGCACATCGCGGCACCCAGTACCAGTGGAGCGAAGGCGAGCCGGGTGAAGTCCCATTTGCCGCGCTGCTGGATACCCAGCGTGCCCTGCACCTCGGCGTGGGAAAGAACGGTCTGAGGCGTCACCCCGATCTTGTAGCGCAGGCAGAGCTCGGCGACGACAATGATCATCTTGTCCCACTGCACCTTGGTCATGGGATGGTGGCCCGCATCGAACGGCTTTTCGGTTGCGCCCGCCATGCAGCACAGCGAAACACCGATGGAGCCGCCGTTGCAGTTCAGGGTGTGAGCGGCGTAGTCACCTTTGATCGGCCGTTCGTTCTGGGCGATGGTGTGGTCGCCCCGGATCAACTTACCGTCACCCTCGACGAGGATGTGATAATGCTCCTTGTCGACCGGGCCGGCCCTGCTGGCGCCGGCGGTCCAGTGACAGATGACGCGGCTCATTTTCGCGTCGGGCATCCAGTCTTTGGGGATTACTTGCGTGATCATGATGTCGGCTCCGTTGGAACCGCACCTCATGCGCAGGAAGATGCCGTCTGAATATCACAACAAGCCTTATTGCAACAATCCCGCATTTGTCGTATTTAGAGGCAGTTGCGCATGACGTGCTGATGTCCCTTCCAGGAGATTGGCCCACATGACCGCAACCACAATCGCATTTGGCGATCCCAAAGCCCAGAAAAAATGGTCTGGCTCCCTTTTCATCGACACCGTGAAGAAGTCCTACTGGGAACGCAAGTTCGTTTCCACGGATGACAACGCTATCATCCAGCGTCTCACGGATCTGGAATCGGCTGCGGGCGACCGTATCTCCTTCGATCTCTCGGTGCAGCTGCGCCAGAAGCCGACGTCCGGTGACAACCGGCTGGAAGGCAAGGAAGAAGGCCTGAAGTTCTTCACGGACGAGGTCAACATCGACCAGCTCCGTCACGGTGTAAACACCGGCGGCAAGATGAGCCGGAAGCGCACCACGCACAATCTGCGCACCATCGGCCGCAACCGCCTCTCCGACTACTGGTCCAAGTACATCGACGAGCTGAATTTCATTTACCTCTCCGGTTCCCGCGGTATCAACCAGGACTATACCGAAGAAGTCACCTATGCCGGTCACGCCAGCAACCCCATCCAGGCGCCGGACACCGCGCATCTCGTCTACGGCGGTGATGCGACGTCCAAGGCCTCGATCGACAGCACCGACACAATGTCGAAGGCAACGATCGAAAAGGCTGTGGTCAAGGGTCGCATGATGCGCTCGACCGATCCGACCACGGCAAACATGCTGCCGGTCATGATCAACGGCGAGGCCCACTACGTCTGCGTCATGTCGCCGTTCCAGGAGCACTCCCTGCGCACCGCCGACACCACGGGCTGGTTGGAAATCCAGAAGGCCGCGATTACGGCCGAAGGCAAGGCGAACCCGATCTTCAAGGGCGGCCTCGGCATGATCAACAACTGCGTGCTTCACAGCCATGAAAGCGTGATCCGTTTCTCGGACTATGGCGCCGGTACCAACCTTCCAGCGGCTCGCGCACTGTTCATGGGCCGTCAGGCCGGTGTGGTCGCCTACGGTTCGTCCGGCGGCCTCCGCTTCACATGGACCGAAGAAGAGAAGGATCACGGCAACGAAAAGGTTATCGCTGCCGGCGTCATCATCGGTGTCAAGAAGTCCCGCTTCAACAGCAAGGATTTCGGCGTCACCGCCATCGACACCTATGCGGTCGATCCGAACGCCTAATCCGTAGCAGGACGGTCCCGCTCCGGCGGGGCCAATTCTTTTCACCCCGCCGTTAGGAGACGTTTCCATGGCACTCATTCAGAGCAAAACCGCACAGGGCATCATTGGCATCCCGATCCCGGGTTTCGCTGGCGACGCTATCGGGGTCCGCTTCTCGCACACCCTTCTCGCCAACCCGTCGATCAACGACATCCTCGAGCTCGGCTGCATCCCGGCTGGCTGCCGCGTCCTCGACATGGTCATCGACAGTGATGACCTCGACACCAACGGCGCCCCGACGATCGCTTACGATGTCGGCGTGATGTCTGGCGATCATGGCGTCAACGATGCGGCCCGTACCTGCGGCGCAGAGTTCTTCGCAGCATCCGCAGCCAGCCAGGCCGGCACAGTTGTCCGCCCCACCATCAAGACGGCGTTCCGTACCGCCCCGACTGACAAAGATCGCTCGATCGGTGTGAAATTCACGGCCGCCGCCGCCACGTTTGCCTCCGGCACGATCGGCATGACCGTATTCTACGCTACGGCCTGATCCTCCTTCCCAGCACTGATCCGGCAAGGGGGCAATTTATCTTTGCCCCCTTGTTTTGTTTAAACCGAGGAGCCCCTGTTATGCCTCTGATCGAATGCACCGCCGGCCCTGCTGAAACCCCTGTGGGCGGCACCGTCTACTCCTTCAATCGCGACAAGGCCGGCCGCTACGTCGCCGATGTCTACGACCTCAGCCACGCGATGTGCCTGCTCTCCGTCGTCTGGTACCGCGAGGTCAAGCCGATCTCCGACGGCGCCACCGAACAGACCGAGCAGCCCTCGGAGGAAACTCCGGCTGCTCCGGTTGAGAAGCCCGTTGCCACAGCCCGCGCGAAAAAGGTGAAGACGGAAACGCCTTCCGGCTTCGGTCTGCTCGGCGTCGGTGGACCGACACCAACTGTGCCCGCCGTCGAGGCGGCCGCTGAAAACGCGGCTCCCGAGAACGACGTCGTCGAGGATGCCGTCGGCACCGACGAATCGGGCGATGGCTCGGGTTCCGAGGATGACACTGGAGCCGACGATACCGGCGCCGGAGACGAAGGCTCCGACGACGGCAGCGACGAAACCGCCGAGGATGACACGGGCGGACAGGAACAGACCGAGCAGCCCTCCGAGGAAACTCCGGCTGCTCCGATCGTCTTGCCAACCGCAACACCTACCCGTCAGGGTCGCCGCCGCAATCGGAGGGGCTAATCCGTGGCCGTTCTCGCGAGCGAACTGATGGTGAAGGCCGGTATACTCCTGCAGGACATCGACAACACCCGATGGCCGCTCGCAGAACTGGCGGGATGGATCAATGATGCGGTCCGCGCCATCGTTCTTGCCAAGCCCAACGCCGCCTCCAAGAGCATTGTTCTGGATCTCGCGGTCGGCACCCTTCAGAAGGTGCCCGTTTCCGGCAATCCTCTGCCATTGGCGCTGCTGCGCGTGATCAGGAACCTTGCGAGTTCGAGCGACCTCAATCGCACCGCCGGTCGCTCCGTTCGGATGACTGCGCGCGACCTGCTCGATAGCCAGCAGCCCAATTGGCATGATGGGACTGTCACACCGTTCAAGAAGGAGGTTCGTAACGTCATCTTCGATGAAATGAACCCGCTTGAGTTTTACGTCTATCCGGGCAACGACGGCACCGGCTTCCTCGAGGCGGTGATTTCTTATTGCCCCGCCGCCGTTGCGCTCGCCGAAGGCGATGAGGCCAGCGACATCGAAAGCTGGGAGCAGGACATCGGCCTGCCGGAGCCATTTTCGGTTCCCGTGCTGGATTACATCCTATACCGGGCGCAGCTGAAGGATGACACCTTCGCCAACACAGAGCGGGCAACGGTGCACTACCAGCAGTTCGCCAACGCGATCGGCATCAAGGTGCAGAACACGCGCAGCTATAGCCCGAACGCACCGAAGGCCGCCCCAGCACCTGAAGGCTCGGCATGAGCGATATCGACGATCTTCTGCCGGAAGTTCTACTTCACGCGCCGAACTGCGCCGACGTCGTCGCGTATCGCTATCTGCGCGAGGCGGCGCGCGAGCTGTGCCAACGCTCCCGTGCGTGGCGTGTCACTGAAACCCTGTTGGTCACGACGCCGGAAAGCCAAGCCATCATCGCGACCGAGGATGCCAGCATCTTCGAGATAGCGAACGCTTTCCTAGACGAGTTCGAACTGACACCGGTAACGCCGGCATGGCTGGATAGCGAATATCCGGGCTGGCACGATTCGTACGCCGATACCGGCCCGGCCCGCTTCATCACCCAGATCGCGCCCAACACGGTCACCATCGTCCCGAAGGTCACCGGCACCCTGAAAATGCGTCTGGTGCTGGAACCGTCGCGCACAGCGATGACAGTCCCGGATTTCATCGTCGAGCAATACGCCACTGAGATTGGCAAAGGCGCCGCCGGCCGCGTGCTCATGCTGCCGAGCAACACGGTCGGAAATCCAAACTACGGCACCAAGCTGCTCGCCGAATTTGAGGATCTGCTCGATACCGTCGCGGTGCAGGCCACCAAGGGACAGCAGGGCGCAAGGCTGCGTAGCAAGGGAGCGTATTTCTAATGGCCGTTAAGCTCGCAAACAACGCCTCCTCGACCCTGCAGGGCTCAATCAACACGTCCGTGACGACGATCTCGGTTGACGCCGGTGATGCCTCGAAATTCCCGACACTTGGTGGCGGCGAGTGGTTCCCGGTGACGGTCATCGATGCCGGCGGCAACATGGAAATCATGCGGTGCACCGCGCGCACCGGTGCTACCCTGACTGTGACGCGAGCCCAGGAAGGTACGACGGCCAAATCCTTCGCAGCTGGTGCCATCGTCAGCCATCGCCTCACCAAGGCGGTCATTGATGAGATCATGGGCGCCGCTCATGACGCATCCCTGCTGACAACAGGCACTTTGCCTTCCGGACGGCTGTCTGGAAGCTACAGTTTCGGCGGTCTGAGCCTCACCGGCACGCTGACCATTTCCAACACGGCGCCGCAGATCAAGATGATCGACACGACGTCGGGTCAATACAGTTCCCGCATGCGTCAGGACAGCAACAACGTCACGTTGGACGGCTCGACCGACGATGTGGTGTTTACCACCGTCTATCGGTTCGAGATGGACACCAGGCGCGGTTTCATCGACGGCGACCAGATCACGACGGCTGGCGCCGGTACGGGCTACGATTCGGCCCGGCTGGGGAACCAGCTTCCGGCCTTCTATGCCACGGCGGCCAGCAACGCGCTGAAAGCGCCTCTGGCCTCCCCCACATTTACCGGGACACCGGATGCGCCGACGCCACCTGCGGGCGATAATTCGACCCGGCTCGCGACCACTGAATTCGTCCAGACCGAACTGGAAGACTACGCACAGTTCTACAGCGGCTCGTCGGCGAGCAATACCGCGTTCCCGATCGGCTCGACCATCGATGTCTTCACGGACGGAGAAACGATCAACCGCAACGGAATTATCGTTCCCGCACTTTCCGACATCGATTCGATTTATTACCGGAGGAGCGGAAACGCGGGGGCCGGTGCGATCATTGCGGGAACGTGGCGTTCCTCCGGGATGATCGAGGACGACTATTGCAGACCTAGAAGGACGTTGTAATGTTTGAGGCTCACTTGCTCAACGTGTTCTCGGTACAGGCAACAGCCGAAACCGATGTTCTCCTCTTCGACATTGAAACGGTCGACGGTTTCGGTGTCGTATCGCGTTCACTGTTTTGCAGCCGCCCGGACGATCCGTACGGTTTCGGTCCCGTTATCAGGACCTATCTGGCGGATAACCTCGCCGAGATCGAAATCATACCCTACCAGCCGCCCTCCGCTCCGGAATAGGATGTCCACATGGTGGCCCTGAAACTATCCGGATTCGGCGGGGAACGCCCTCTCCTCCTGCCGCGTCTCCTGCCGGACACTGCCGGCACCGCCGCCGTCAATGTGCGGATGAACGACGGCGCCCTGACGCCGATCAACATTTCGCTGCTTGCCGGCGAGGCCGGTGCTTCCAGCCACCAGACAATCTACTACTATCAGGGTGACTGGATTTCATGGTCTGGCGTCGTCAATGCGGTGCCTGGTCCCGTTGCCAGCGACCGGCTCTACTATACCGGCGATGGCGCCCCGAAGATGCGGATCGGCGCCACGGTCTACGGGCTGAAAATTGCGCGCCCCAGCGGCGACCTCACAGGCACGCTTGTCGGGGTCGGCGCCGGCGATATCCAGAGCAGGACGTACGTTTACACCTGGGTGACGTCCTACGGCGAGGAATCGGAGCCGAGCCCTGCCGGCAACATTGTGGATTGGAAGCCGGGCCAGACAGTGACGGTGAGCGGGTTCGCGGCGACGCCGGGCGGCCGTTCCATCACGTTGCAGCGGATCTACCGCTCACAGACCGGCCGGTCCGGCACTTACCTCTATCTGATCGCGGAACGGGCGGCAACGAACGCGGACTTCAACGACAACATCGCCGTTGACGCCCTGCAGGAGCCGTTGCCGTCCGCTGACTGGAACGAACCGCCGGACGCGCTCGCGGGGCTCATCGCGATGCCAAACGGCATGATGGCGGCTTTTTCGGGCCGTGATGTCTATTTCTGCGAACCCTACCGCCCGCATGCCTGGCCTGAAAAATACGTGATGACCTGCGATTCGGACGTGGTCGGGCTCGGCGCGGTCGGCAACGTGCTCATCGTGATGACGAAGGCGCACCCCTACATCATGTCGGGTTCGCATCCCGCATCGATGCAAGCCCTGAAACTGGAAACCAACGCACCGTGCCTCACCGCGCGCGGCATCGTCGATCTCGGCTATGCCATTGTCTACCCCAGCACCGAGGGCCTCATCGTTGCCCGTGCCGATGGTTCGATATCGCTAGCAACGGCTGACCTGTTAAGCCGCGAGGACTGGCTGCTGCTCTCCCCGAGCACGATCATCGGTGCGCAGATCGCCGGGGATTACGTCCTTTTCTACGACAACCTCGACGCGGCGGGGAACAAGGTATTCGGCGCCCTGTTCATCCGCATCAATGCGACGCCGTTTCTGGTGCGATCGAGCGAGCGGGCCTCGGCCGTCTATTACGATGTTCCGACCGGTGCGCTGTATTTCAAGCGAACCGGCCAGAAAAGCATCATGCGGCTCGATTCGCCGGATGGCGAGCCGAGCACGCTGTATTGGCGATCGAAGGAGTTCTGGTTGACCACGCCGGACACGATGGGTGTTCTCCTGGTCGATCTCGGCGCACCCCGTTCGGCGCAGGATCAGGCCAACATCGAGGCGGAGATCGCGCGCATCATGGCCGAGAACGCTGCCTTGTTCGCGACCGGGGCCTTGCTGGGTGATATCAACGATCATGAAATCAATCTCTACGCGATCGGCGGCGATGCCATGCAGGACGTTCCAACCGAAGCTGCGGATGGCAAGTTGTCAGTCAGCGTCTACGCCGACGGAAAACTTGTCCGGACCATCAACACGGGGGGCACGATCCACCGGCTGCCCGGCGGTTTCAAAGCCCGAAAATGGGAACTGGCGGTTTCCAGCAATATACAGGTGGCGCAGCTGATCCTTGCGAAAACCATGGACGAGCTCAAGAAGGTTATCTGATGGCCGGCAATAAATTCGACCTCGCCATCTTGCAGGAAAAAACTGAAATCCTGCATGGCTCCCGCGCCGGCGGCACGACACCGGAAGCCGCGGTGCGGATCGAGGACGTCAACAGCATCCTACAGCTATCCCAGCAGTCGATGACGGCTGCCAAGGCTGTCGGGGCGGCCCCCACGAAGGCCGAGTACGATGCTTTGCTTGCCGACGTCTCGCGTTTGAGGGAATGCCTCGTTACGATGGCCCAAGCCCTGCAGGAGCGGTTGCTGTGAAGCGCCTGGTCTATGGCGAGGACGAGCACTGCATCGCATGGGCAGAGGCGACGATGGAGGGCTGCAAGTTTCGCGAGGACGCGAAGTGCATCGCGATCGAGCGCGACGGTGCCCTTGCTGCAGCTGCGGTGTTCGACACCTTCTCCCGGACGTCCTGTTTTCTCCACCTCGTTTCAGACGGCTCGAAACAGTTCCTGAATCGGCAATTCATCGTCCACGTCTTCGCCTATCCGTTCATCCAGTGCGGATACCGGCGGGTGAGCGCAATGGTCGCCGAAAGCAATGAGAAATCCCTGCGCTTGGTAAAGCATTTCGGGTTCGTCGAGGAAGGCCGGCTGCGGCAGGACACCGACGACGGAAGCGATCTCATGGTGTTCGGGATGCTGCGATCGGAGTGCCGCTGGCTGCCTGCGGGAACTGGCTTCCTTCAGGGTTTTGCAGTATAGAAGGTCATACCTGCGTGCGGGAGGGCAAGCGCCCTACGCCCAAAGCTTTTGAAACCTCACTGCGCATGATGTGCGGGCCAGATTAAGGCTCGTGAAATGGGTAAAGGTTCATCTTCGGCCCCATCGCCGGACCCTCAGATCGGAGAAGCCGCCTTAAAGCAAGCCGCCCTCGGTGAGGAGTGGCTGTCATTTGCCAAGGATTCGTTCAAGGTCTCGACCGAGCGCCAGAAGCAGATTGATGCGACGACACAGAAAATCGTCGACCAGCAGTTTGGCGTCGCGAAAGATCAGGCGGCGTGGGCTAAAGAAGATCGGGATAGGTACTCCAAGACCTTCAAGCCCATCGAAGACGACTTCATCAAGGAAGCGACCAACTATGCGACGCCGGCCAAGCAGGCTGAGGCCGCAGCGGAGGCTCGGGCCGATGTTCAGACCGCTGCGGCCACTGCGCGCGCGACGGGCCAGCGCGAGGCGATGGCCATGGGCATCAATCCCAATTCGGGGAGGTTTGCCGGTGTACAGCGTTCGGGTGAGCTCGGTACGACGCTGGCCGAGGCCGGTGCGGCCAACAATGCGCGTACCGCTGTGCGCGACAAAGGCCTCGCCCTTAAAGCCGATGTTTCCAATCTCGGGAAAGGGTTGCCGGCACAATCCGCTCAGGCGGCCGCTCTCGGTCTCAACGCCGGAAATTCCGTCACCGGCAATATCAATGCCGCCAACGGACAATACCTCGCATCGACCGGTATCATGGGGCAAGGATATTCCGGCGCCCAGCAGGGCTACGCCAGTCAGGCGAATATTTTACAGAACCAGTACAACAGCCAGCTTCGCGCCTGGGAGGTGGAGCAGAACAGCGCGAACGCTGGCGCTGCTGGCATCGGTTCTGCGCTGGGCAGCATCGCCGGCATGTTTCGGTTCACGTCCGATGAGAACGAGAAGGAAAACAAGCGCGCCCTCGCCGACGGCGAAGCGTTGGATGCCGTCAACAATATGCCTGTTGAGGAATGGGATTATAAGGAGGGGTCCGGCGACGGCGGGCGCCATGTAGGTACCTACGCTGCGGAGTTCGCCCGAGAGGTCGGGGGTGATGGCAAATCCATCGATGTCATCTCTGCACTCGGCGTCTCAATGGGCGCAATCAAGGATCTCAGCTCGAAGGTGGATAAGATCGCCCAGCAGGTCGGGCTTGGTGGCCGAAAGCCTGCAAACAGCAACAGTGACAGAGCATATGGCCTGTCCGCAGGGAGGGCGTAGATTTGAGCAGCTTTGGAATTGGTTTAGGCGGGTTCGTTGAGGGTTATGCTAAATCCAGGCGGCTTCGCCTGGACGAGGAAGAGCAGGATCGTCGTGATAAGCGGCTGGAATTGCAGGACGCGAGGCAGGTCAAGCTGGACGCCCGGACCGATCTCGAAAACCAGCGTGCGGACGTCGAGTATGACCGAGCGGTTGGGCAGAGAAACCAACTTGATGCGATTACGTCTGATACGAAAAACAAGTTCGATACTGCTGTCAAAGCCGGAACCGCACAACCAGATGAGTTTGACACGTTCTGGAATACAGAGGCTCTCCCCCGGTTGAAGCAAACATATCTGCTGCGAGGCGATACTGAAAACGCCAAGAAGGTGCAGGAGTGGGGTGATAGCGAAGGAGTAAAAGCAGGAGCAAAGCTCTTCGCAACCGCACTCACCAAATCGATGGCCGGTGATTGGGAAGGGTCGATCGCAGACGCCAATAAGGCGCTGCAGCAGCCAGGGTATTTCGGGGATGGCTACAGTCTTAACTTCGTTGATAAGCTGGTTGACCCGAGCGGAAAAGAGTTGGGATACCGCGTCCGGTTGGACCGTCCCAACGGCGAGCCTGTCATGCAAGATGTCAAATTCTCTGAGTTCCCATCGTTGATAGCCACTCTGGGCAACCCTCCTGAGGCCTACAAGCATCAACAGGCCGCGCTTTCCGAGGCGGCGAAGCGCGATCAGGAGTTGGAAACGTACACGAAGAAGAAAGAGATCGATAAATCATATGGCCTCGGAAGCGCCAACAAGGGACGAAGCTCGGCAATCACATCGCTGCGAAAACGCATGGATGGCGGGCTCGATGGTTCCGGACCAAACTTCGATGCTCTTCCTGCAGATGAGAAGGAAAAATTGATTGCGGCCGAACTCGAGCTGCAGACCGGTGCGGCGGAGCAGCCAGGGCTCGCTGCGCCGGCGCAACGAAAGGTCATTGTTGATCAGACGACAGGTGAGCGGGTTGACCCGGCAGCGGCACGCAAGCCAACCCCACAGAAAGCAGTCGAGGCAACGCCGGAGCAGCCCCCAGCCGAATCGAACTCAATTCTCGGCAATATGGCGAGGCGAGCCAAGGCGGAGTTCAACTATATGACAGGGCAAGGTCAAGCTCCGGCCCTGTTCATGACCGGGGGCGATAATTCTCCTGGCCGTCAGATCGCCGAACAAGGCCAGCAAGCCGAGCCCCAGAGCAAAAGCCAAATTATGATCGCGAATGCGATGAAGTGGGCCGCCGCAGGCGAGAACCCTCAGGTTATCGCCAAACAGCTGATTGACAATGGTATTCCACCGGAACAGTGGCCGCCCGAGCTGCGCCAAACACTCCAGCAAAATCGGGCTATTGGTCTAGGGGCTCGGTAGCTTTAGCGGGCAATGTTTCCTTCGAGCCCGCACCTAGGAAAAATGTGACAGACCCAGTCCATCTGTCCAATTGATATGCGCCAGCCCGGTTTGACGTGTTGAACGTGCGGATATCATAACGAGCAAGCCACGCCACTACTACAATGCACGCGATCGCCAAAGTCATCCATGGGTTTTTCTTTGCAAACTCCATAATGACACCTTTATGCGGGACGAACGGCAGGCGCGACTTCGTCCTGCGGCCACCTCTTGGTCGCTACAACCCAAAGGAAGATGATCGGGACAATGGGAATGAAGGCGAGCAGCGAAAGGGCTGGAGGAATGCCTGTTCGCTTGAATATTTTCCAAAAAGGAACGACCAAACAAACAGCATAAATACCGACAATCAGAAAATGGTAGACGCTAAAACTTCCCATTATGCCCCCTTAAGTTGAGCGTCATCATGCATCATTTTTCCGGAGTGTCGAGATACCCATGTCCAACCAACCAATCCCGAAGGATTCGCCGAAGTGCTTCTGAACGCTCGATCGGAGCATCCGCGTGAGCATCCCCATCGTTCATGTACCTGTCTAACGCGTCGAGCACTCGCCGTTCAACCCGCGATCTGACAAGTTCGCTATCAACTGGGGGTCTACCCATCTTACTTTCTGTGCTCATTAAGTTTGACAATCCAGAGTATATGAGCATATAAAGTAGACGAGCCGAGCTGAGGGTGCAACCTCAATCTCGGCTCTAACCGAAACGACGATCCTAAGGAGATCCTCGAATGGCTGCGCTTGCCAATAGCACCTCCGTGCCGATTTATGAACCGACACTTTCGGTCGAAACGATCGAACATCACAGCGAACTCTACACGCTGATGGAAGCGTTGACGGCGCTGGGCGACTTCGCGGCCTCGCTGACCCATGCACCGCACTTTCGTGACCCCGCAAGGGGCGGCTACAATCCTGCCGGCGACGTCATGTATGGAACGATGGAGTTCCTTTGCATCCAGTCCACCCGCGTCGTAGAACGTGCCAAGGCCCTCCCCGCCACAACGCCCAGTGAGATGGCGATGCGTGCCCGGACCATCCTTTACTACGAGCTCCGCTGCGCCCACGATCTCAACGATGTCTCCGAGTTCGCCAACCTGGCCTTCTCTCTTGTCAGCGCGAGGCCGAACTGATGGGAACCGATACCGACAACGCCCGCCGCAACTTCCTTCTGGCTGCTGCTGGTGTCCCGCTCATTGTTTCCGCGCCGGCGCCAGCAGTTGCGGCACCGGCCGGCAGCATCGACCTGGTCAACTACCATCTCCGCGAGTTGGTGAAGGCGATCGAGGCTGTGGACCCGACCGTCAACAGCTGGAAGATTTCGGATTTTACCGCCGGCAGCGATCGTGGCTGCGCGATCGCCCTCGCGGCATGGCGGGAGTGATAAGCATGGAGAAGGTCAAACGCATTCTCGACGAACTGAAATATGCGGTGCGGGAGGTTGACCCGACGATCAACGGATGGCTCATCACCCACGATCTTCACCGAAGTGGCGGAGCAGGTTGTGCGATCGTAATTACTGGTATTCGGGACAGGAAGCATGCCCAATAAATCATGCGCTGTTGAGGGGTGTGGCAAACCGCATAAAGCTAAGGGTTTATGCAGCACACATTACGTGTATTGGAAAAACCACGGCGTCGCCCAGTATATCCCTGTCGTCGTCATGAAAACCCCCATATCTTGCTCCGTCCCAGGGTGCGAGCGCCCGAAGGAAGCTCGTGGCTGGTGCAGTATGCACTGGAAGCGCTGGAGAGCGCATGGCGACCCGGTCCAACTCAAATTTGCGCCGGGCGCGTTGTGCTCCGTGGAAGGTTGCGAAAGATCGTTAAAGGCGCTTGGCTTTTGCCAGTTGCACTATCATCGGACGAGGCGCACGGGTGGTACACAGATCGAAGGGCCATCATCATCTGACAAACAGGATTTCATCGCCTCGGCGATCGCTCACAGCGGTGACAACTGTCTACCCTGGCCGTTCGCCATTTCACCGGAGGGCTACGGAAGGATCAATAACGAATATGTTCACAGAATTGTGTGTGAGGGCGTCGATGGGCCGCCGCCTACACCAGACCACGAAGCCTCTCACTCATGCGGGAACGGCCATCTTGCCTGTATCTCCGGCGGTCATCTTCGTTGGGCAACCAGGTTGGAGAACGCCAACGATATGGTCGCGCACGGAACCAGTACCAAAGGTGTGAAAAATGCGAGAGCGAAACTTACCAATCATCAGGTCAGACAAATTAGATCGCTAGCAACCAGCGGAACCCGACACGAGATTGGCCAGATGTTCGGCGTGTCCGGAGCCTGTATCACCGCCATCCTCACCGGCCGCACCTGGTCCTGGCTCAAATAGCCATCACCACAACCGCAACAAAAAGCCCGCCGGAGCGGGCTTTCGTTTTCAAGCGGCGACGACACCGCCGCCATCGAATCCTTGTCGGTCCGACTTCTTATCGACCTTGTGATCCACCTTGGCGATGTAGCGCGAGACCTTGGCCACTGCAGCCATCTCCGCTCGTTCGTCGGTCATGAAGGCGGTGAACTCCTTGAACATCTTCGAGGTCTCCGGCCAGCGCAGTATGAGCGCCACCATGCCTGATCTCAGGGCGCGATCAATCTCTTCGATCATGTCCGGACGGCTACGGCGCAGAGCATCAAACTCCTTCTTGACGAAGTTTTTGTCACCGCTCTCGCGTTCGTTGGCCAACGATCCACGGACCAGTTCCTTGACGAAATATTTCGCGACGTCATGGTGGCCGATGGCGCGAGCCAAGGACATGACAAGTAGTTTCATCTCTTTGGAGACGGCCGGCTCGTTGATGATCTTGTCGTATGCGAGGGAAAACGTCTCGAGGCTGGCGCGCGCGATCTTCAGATCTCGCGCTCGATCCCGGTATTTCTGCGCCCGCATTTTGAGGAACGTCGCCGCGATGCTACCGATGGCGATAGCAGTGAGCGCCGAAATGAGGATGTCAGTGTCGAATATCATCATGACACCATACTCCGCGAGAGTTAAAATTGTTCCGATCCCGATCACTTTATTCGTCCAACCTTGCTTCGGTCTAACGCGACTTTGGCAGCCAATTCGGCCCGCTTCGTGTCGAACGCCAGCTGGTTTTGCTTTGCTTCATGTTTGTCGCTTTCCTTTGCCCTGTACAGATAGAGCAGGTAAAGCGCCAGCGGAAACCCGAATGCGTACATGTCGGTGGCGCCGGCCGCCTTCGCCGCAACGGAGACCAACCCCAACCCGAATATCAGTAACGCTTCTGCTTTGCCGGAAAGGCCTTTGGCGACTGAGTTTAAAACGTCCGACAGTTTGTCCATTATTGCAACCGTTAAAAATGCAACTAGACAACTATTGGATTCCCTTTCTCATGTCACGCCCCGTTAAGGTTGTTCTTACCATATATCGTGCGTATCAAATAGCATTTCAATGTGACGTTTCGTCAGCCGCATTTCTGCTGACACTAATTGCGCCAGGATTGCGCCGCCATCATCCATTTTGATGACTTCCGCATTGTTTCTGCCGCATTTCCGGAACGTTTTCATTCATCTATTGATTCTTGGCTCAAATAACCCCTGCCCTCGATATTTCGATGGCCTTAGAAATAAGGTCGGGGGGTCCAGACGCCGTCCAGACTTGGGTAATAGACCCCGCCGGTGGACAAGCCTTCAAAGGTGATCTGCAATGGCCCGGCCGTTCCGAACTGCGCGTAGCAAACGACAGCAACAGCTGCGAGCGCATCCAACAACATTTCCACAGTCGCGCTTTTCAGGCATCCCTCTCGGTCATGTTTGACGGCGTTGTACGCCTTCCACCAGCTCGGCGTCTTCTTTGCAAAATCAGCGAAAGGCAGACGCTTTTCGATCAATGGAAATTGAGGAATGAAGATCCCGTACCGCGATAACCCCAGGAAGGGTTCGACCTTCTTGAAGTCTGTAATCGTCAAATTACCTTGCGCTTTGTAGCCATTTTCCTTCAGAGCGCTGGCGAGGTGACTTTCAACCTCCATCGAACACAGCATCAAAAGCTGGCGGATGCGATCTCCGTAGACCTTTAGGTTGTCCTGGTCTGGATAGATGACCTGAAAGACATCTTGGGTATCGGAAAAAAGCATGGTGAGGTGTCGCATCGCGTCTGCGCGAGCCGGTGGATTGAGGTCCGGCAGACCACTAGGCTGCGCGTCCCTATACACCCTCGGATGATATTCTCCCCGATCGAGCCTTTGCACCGTCGTTTCAATTTTACTTGGGCCGTAACCATGGTGAAAATGGAAACCAGAACTCATTTTTTCGATCAATTCTTCAACGCTGCTCACGACCAGCGGTGCGAGGTTTTCGTCGGCTTCTGCAAGAGAATAGGCTTTCGTGCCGGTCAAATGCCAATCCGAGCTGTATCGACTGCCGCCCGGCGCCGTTTCAGTAATCGTCACAATCACGTTCTTCTCCCAATCCTCACAACCGCATCTGGCCCGTCATTCTTCGGGCTCGTAATCCTCGTTGGCTTCAGAGCGCTGATCAGGCAACTCTGTCATCCTGTCGAGGTCGGCCAGGAGACCATGCCCTTCTGGATCAGGAAAAAGCCGGCGAAAATTCCCTTCGAACTCCGCCCAGTTGTCCGAGACCCGCATCAGCGTGACGATCTGCAGGACGTGATCGCGCAGATCCTGCTGGCCGATATCCTCGCTGAGGAACTGATGGTGCTTCCATTTCCGCCGGCCGCTACCCGGCGGGTTCGGAATCGTCGATCTCAGGCTTTCGTTTACGCCAGCCGTCATCTGCTTGAATATCAGCTTGTCCGTTATGCGGCCGACGGTCGGCAGCACGCTGTCTTCATCCACCCAGTCCAGTCCGCTGAGACGAAAGAGCTGACGATAATATTCGTCTGGCAGGCGGAGCGCCCAGGCCAACTGGTATTCCGGAAGTTCCGCAGCCAGGTACTCCTTGAGCACGCTGCGGCGCCTCTCATCCTGAAATCCCGTCGCTTCATCGATCAGCGCGATAAGCCCGACCCGGGCAAAGGATCTGATCAGCCGTTCCGCGAAATGCGCGTATCGGAGTTCTTGTGGTGTCCGAAGGTCCCCCGCTTCACGTGCATCAAGAATGGCGGCACACAAATCGCTGAGAACGACGGCCTCGTATCCGGCAGTGGCGCGGGTACCGACACCGGAAAAAAAGATCGGTTTTTCCAAAGCGTCGGAAAGCTCCTCGGACAGATGCGACTGTAGCGATGGGTGGTTGAGTATCCTGCCGATACCGCTTCCCCGCCCCTTCATACCGATGGCAGCAGTCACACCTCGGCCAGAAATCACGCGGCGGCCGTCGCCCAGGATAAAGCAGGGCAACTCAATATCACCGACCACCAGCGTGCCGCTATGCGTCGCCACCGTCTCTGTTTCCCGTCCAATCATCCCGCCTCCAAGTCCTTATCCGCTCATCGCATTCTGGATGGCCATTAAACAAGCATTATTTGGCCATTCTGGTTTACAACCGGTAATGCCGATGTTATCAAAAGTCGCAGAGCCGAGTAATGACACAACCTCTGCTCCGAGAAAATCAATGGGGGTGCGGGGTGGCAGGACAGGCACAGAATTCCAGGCGCATATTTCTGCAAGCAGCCGCCGGTGTGGCGCTCTGTCCTGCCGTCGCAGCGGGCCGTCCGCGCGAGGAGGAACTGACGCCTGCCGAACGCATAGAATACCACATCAGCGAATTGATCAAAGCAGCCGAGGAAGCTGATCCCAGCATCACATCCTGGCGGGTTACCGGCCTTGATAGCACTAGCCAACACGGCTGCGCCATCGTGATCGCGGCGTGGCGATAGTAGTATCGGCGCAATCAGTGCGTTGTGATTGGTTCGCAGACACAGTTGCTTGCGGGGAGACCGCACCGGTTGCAAGCCAGAGACGGCTTCATATCGATGAACTTTACCAGGACTTCGCGCAGATCGTCGACGGTGGCGGCCTTCAGCGCGTCCTGACGCAGGGCTTTCAGGGTTTTCAGCGTCTTGTCGTCAGATGCCATCGCGGCGGGCTCCCATGGTTCCATATAGGATATGCCAGCGGTAGCCCTACCGTAAATAGCAGTGTTGCGTTTTGTGCAACGGACCAATGATCAACGATAGATTGGGTCCGGAAGCTTCTCGCGCAGTGATTTCCCGAGCGCGGGATTTCCGATAAGCACACCATCCTCACGCTTCGCCGCGTTCCTCGCCCGTGTTTTCAGTGAGCGCTTCAAGGTTTCCGCGGTGATGGCGAGCGGCCCGTTGACCGGCACAGCGTTGAACTTCTTGATATCGGCGATCGCCTCCTTCCGGGCCTCGTCATCCTTCATCGTAACGGCCATGGCGAACCGATTCATGAGCATCCTGCGCTTGTCGAGGATTGCCTGCTCCGCGTTCTTCAATGAGATGTTGCGATCCCAAGTCTCCGCGACCTTAGCCGGTGTGAAACCGAGGAATTGAGCGACGAGGTCATGATAGTCGATTTGGTTCGCCGGCAGGATTTCGTCGCCGCGAGCCGACGTCACACCCTCCTGGGCATAGCGATAGGTTTTCAGGAGATCGCGGATGAACTTGGGCGCGGCGACTTCCAGGCCGCGCGCTACGTTGCCTTCGTCCTTGATTACCGAGAACCCCTGCCAGAACTGGCCGATCATGCTGACACTGGCGCCGAGCGACTGAAGGGCCCAGTATTCATATTCGGATTTGCCCTGGAGATCGCGTGACGGGGAACGGAACCAGAGATCCGGCATGCCGATACGCGATGTCAGATCAATACCGAGATAATGACCAGGCGCACCGTTGAGAACGATGCCACCGAGCTCGGGACCGAGAATGTCCTGTACGGATTTCCGGAACTGCTGCTCGAAATCCATGGGATCGTCGTCGTCGCCGAAAATCGCGGAGGCAAGCGCCATCACTAGATTGAAACCGATGGTTCCGGTGACACCGGCGAGCAGCGACATCATGCCGACCACACCGGCCAACTGGTACCGCGCCTCCTTGCGCACCGCAGCACTCTCGCCCTTCAGCGACTGGTGGATGTCGCGGAAGACACGATACAGATAGTTGATCTGGTACTGACGGAACACCAGCGCGACCTTGGCAAAATCATTTTGCATGATCGCTGGCCGGCTGGAGTTGGAATAGTCGAAGTGCGTTTTAAGGGTGAGCTCGTGCGCTGCGTCGATCGCGTCAGGCTCTGTCCTACCGGCGGCGCGCGCCATGCGGTAAGCAGCCAGCGCGGTGACGGACCGATTGACGACTTCTGCCTGCTGAAACGCCCACGAAATCACTTTCATCGTCTTGGCGCGAATGGAGGTCTGGTTGATGCCGTTCTGTCCGGCACCGGCGAGGTCATAACTCTGGGTACGGTCGATCAGGCCCGATTCGTAGAATGCCTCCATGGCGCGTTTTTCATCGTCCGTGGTGCTGGAGCCCATCAGGCGCCCCTTACTGACGACAAAATCCTTGGAGGCGCGGAGCAGTGCCGCACTCGATTTGGCGACACCACCGTATTTCGCACCGAGGATCGGCACACCGAGCATGACGGTCTGGGTCAGATTGACCATGGCCGCGGCTGGGGAGGCGGCGAGATAATAGACGAAGGCAACGGACGTCATCCATTGCGCCCATTCCGATCCTGTCGGGTTCATCACCCAGTCGTGACGTTTGGCGAGTTCGTTGGCCAGTGTCATCGCCCGGGTCTGATCGTCAGCTTCCTCTGCCTGGTCCTTCGCCTTATTGGTCAGTTCTTGCAGCTCAAGCCCGTACTTAATTTTCCCCATCTGGTGTGCGCCGTGGAAGAGCGCATTGGCAAACACGCGCATCGCGTCCTCATGGTAGCCGGCCGTCCCTTTGCGGTGAATAAACCGCTTCCGTGCCGAAAGCTCAGGCATACTTTCCAAATATCTTTGCCAGATGGCGTCTTGCAGTTCCGGAGCCGCGCCGGCGTCTCCGAGCAGAGTTTCGATCTCGGCGACAATGCGGGGGTCCATTGCCTGGCGGAGCTCGGAGCTGTTTTCGGTGACCCCGACCTTCACCGTACCAGCCGGATAGGCCTTTTGAACTCTGGTGGCGGTCTGATCGCGCTCATGCGCGGTTTCATGCTTGGAGAAATACAGGGTCTCGCCGTCGACATCACGCACCGCGACGAAGTACCGCCCGAAACGGCCGAGCGGGAAATAGGGCGCCGGAACGCGACTGTTCTCGAACGCGATGCGCATCTTCGTCATCCGCGCCTTCATCGTCCACTGCGCCCGGGTTTTCTGCTCTTTATATTGTGTCGCGAGTTCCGCCTCCTTCGCCTTCCGCGTCTTCGCGGTCAGGTTCTTCTTGTCGAGATCGGCGATATTCTTCTGATAGTCGGCCTCGGCACGGTCGAGCGCGATCTGCTGGGCTTTGCGGACATTGTCCAGGAGCAACTGATCCAGTTCCTCAGCCTGCTGACGATAGGTGTCACGGACCGTCGAGAAAAGCTCCCGCGCCTTCACCGGCAGCGCGAGGTACTGTTTGCGCAGGGCGTCATAGCCGGTCTTTGCGATGGTCTCCGCGTCGGTCAGGGACGGATCAACGCCAGCGAGGGTGGCGTCGTGCATCAGGCTGGATATCTGTGCCGCGCGGGACTTATCCTTTCCGAGATAGCCGGTGCTGATGACCTTGCGCCACTGTTCTACAACCTCGCCAGCTTTTTCGTGCTTCTTGCCACGATAAGTGTCGAGGAGGCGTTTGACCCGCAGGTAATCGCCGACGGCCGTCATGTTCGGACGTGCAAGTTCCGGGAAATAATTAAGCGGGATGGTTTTGAGCATAGCTGGCTGGATGTCTGTCAGTTTTCCGCTCAACGCCGAGGCGATGGCGCCCGGAGTGGGGATGAGACGGTCGCTGTCCTCGGCGATCGAGAACTGTGTTGCCTCGACCTTCGGCTTCGAGACCGGCGTGCGCTGCGCGATCGCGCCCGACTTGGCACGGTCAAAGACGTCCTCTGCGGTCTGGAAGCCCCTGCCCTGCAAGAAATTCTGCACCTGACGGATAGCCTTCAGGATGCGGTCCCATGCCGCCCGCAACGCGGTGTGCGGCTTGATCGTCGATACGCCGGTAGCGTAGGCCGCAAAGGCTTCTGCCTCGACCTCGTGAGCCGTCATCTTCGCTGCCTGCTTCTCACGGCCGATCCGCTGCTGCACCATGCGTCGCAGACGGCCAATTTCGGCCTTGAGGACAGCTTTCTCGGCATTTGACAGGAAGAGGTGCTGCAGGCGGTGGAAAGCCTCATGGTAGGCGTTCGTGGCGCTCGCCGTGTTTTCAGCGATGGCAATGACGTCCTGCCCGGGCGAGTAGAAGCCGCCGGCCGTCGTCGGCGTCGTCGTACCCCATGCTGCGGCGCCGTTCGGGAGGTCGATGCGCTTCATCCACATCACATCGTTGAGGCCAGCGACCTTGCGGACGATGTCATTCACAGCTTGGATGTCAGCGGGGGAGCCGAGCCCTGTATCAGTGGAAGTATCGACATCTCCCCAGCCCATTGGGGCCGCGGCTTTGCGCTTTGGTGAGACAATTTTGACCCGGCTATCGTCGTAGATCACGTAATTGTAGGTGCCATCTCCAGCATCGCGAGACGCGCCGTCGAGGAAACGGTGACCCGGGATGCCTGCCGCGCGCAATGCTTCGGAAGCCGCCTTGTCGGAGCCACGTTCCTTAACGAGGCTTTCATAATAATCCTGAAAGGTTTGATCGAGGTTTAACCTGCCGGACAGCGCATTATTGAACTTTTCGCGAATACCTTCGAGCGTGGCACGCTGAGCCGGAGTGAGCTCGTACACAAGATCAAATTCTTCGTCTATGCCGAGGTCATCGCGAATGTAACGCTCTCCATGCTGTTGCCCTATTATATTGCCGGCAAGCGTGGAAAACCTTCTGATATCCGCTTTGGATGCCTTCCGAGCACCGGCTGGTGCCAACTTCTGAAGTATTTTCCGCACGCCCTCCGGCTGGTCCGAAATATCACCATCCCACCATGCAAGTTCGCTATCCTCGGGAACATCGACCTCGAAAAGCTGCCCACCTCCCTCATGTTTGAGGTTTGCGCTTTTCAGCCAATCCCGTCCGCCCTCGTAGAATGCCTTCATTCGGCCGGTGTCTGTTGCTGCAAACTGTTCGAGCTGCTCGATTGCCTCTGCAACACTCAGAACACCCAAGAGAGCATCCGTCCCGGCCTTCTCCTCGTTGGTCATTTTGGAGCGATCCAACGTTTTCACGTCGACGCCGTTGAGAAGGAAGCGACTGTTCCGGGTCAACATACGCCTATAATGGTTCGCGACCTCCTTCTTGCCCGCAAAATAGAGGCCCCAACCGAACGACTGGTTGCCTTCGCCGGTACCAATCATCTCAGTGCTGAACTCATCGAAGTCTGAGCCTGTGCCATGGTAGGCCGCCTGAAACTCCGCATCTTCGGGCGGCTTTACATTCTCGGCAGCATCAACGTCTGCCGCAGACGACATGCCGTCGAAGGCGGTGGCACGGGGATCGTATTTCACGCCCATGTACCAGGACTTCAAATAGGGCCGCGCGACGTCGCCGAGATCGGCCAGCATAGCCGTGGCAAATGCCGCGAAGGTGCGGGCGCCCTTTTCGATGTGATAACCGGCCAGCGTGACACCGGCCTGCAGGATTTCGGGATCGATGCCGCTGTTCAGCGTCGAGCCGGATAGTTTCTTGCGGAGCAGCGCGCGCGCCTTCTCCGCAGCGTCTTCGGTGAAAACGGTGTTTTCTGTCACCGGAAGTTTCTGCTTCGCTGGTGGCTTGGACGTCCGTGCCTCATGCTTCGCCTTCATGTCCGCGAGCGATTCCTTGAACTCCTTGCGGATCGCGTCGGCGAGCTGCTTGCCCTTGAGGACGATCCGGCGCTTGCCATCGTCCTTGTCGAGGATGAACGTGATGGCTGGCCCGGGGCGGGTCTCCACCATGTATTTGTTGCCACCGGCACCACCGGTACCGAATTTCTTCTCGACGAGCTCCAGCAGCTCCTTATCCTGCATTCCGGCTTTGACGGCTGCCGCGATGTCGTCATCGCCGCCATTGGTCTGGGTAAGGCGGCCAAGTGCATCGGAAATCGCATCATCTTCACTGCCCCAGACATCGTCCCAGGGATGATCGTCGGCGTTGAAGGCGCGCTTGACCTCTGGAACCGGCGTCTGCTCGACGGTCGCCGCCTTTACCGACGGCGTGGCGTTAGTACCGCGCTTTCCTCCGACATCCCCGTTCCGAGGCGATAGTGAATCGTCGATGGGCACAGACCGACCTGTTCCGCCCATGCTGTCAGGGTCTTGGTCTCCCCCCCGATCGTCATCATGTGGTTTTTCCGCATGTTGTGGGCTTGCTCCTTCTTTGTCGCCCAACGAAGGTTCCCCGGCTCGTAGTTTCCCTCGTTGTCTATCCGGTCCAGCTGATGTTTCGGTGTCGGCCTGTCCCCGACGATTTCCAGAAAGGTCGAGAACCTGCTCATCCTCGGATCTAGGGCGATCCCCCGCCCCCCGTAGTTGTGGTAGTACGGGCTCTTCGGGTTTTGCGTCCGGTCCAATATGTTGAGCCACGTCTTGTACAGGGGATGCCTGCTCAGTCCGTGATATTCTCGCTGCCCCCTGGGGCGAGCGTGTTGCCTTGTCATCTTTGAGGAGTACCTTCAGGTCCTGGACCGACATCTCAGTGATGTCGCCCATGCGGCGCGAAGCGGAGGCATCGGAAAAGCCCCGGCTGTAAATATCGACCGCGTCCGCACGATCTGATGCGCCAAGTATAACCTTCAACTCGTCGAAACGTCCAGTGTCCGGGTCGATCTGATCGACAACAAACGCAGGGTTCTCGTCGGAGATATCCGATGTTCCGGCTTTCACGTACAGATCGACATGATCGCCATCGGCACCGGTGGTTCCCCTGAAATATCCGTAGTGCGCCGGCATCGTAACCGACCACGGTTTACCGTCTGGGCCTGTTCCCTTACGCTCCGAACCAACCGGATTTTCAATCGAAATATCCAGCCCACCCAGCCGAATGTGGCCCTTTTTGTAATTTCCTTCTTTTTGCTGTGCTTCCGTCGGCTCTGGAAGATCATTCAGTGGAGATGTCGCTGCAGCATGCGCCTCGGTGTCGACATTGGAGATCGCGTTAGCCGGTACCAAGGCGTTCAGTTTCTTCCTGACCCCGCCGGAATGACCGGCCCAATCCAGCTTTTCAGACCGTTTGATGCCGGCGGTATCGAGCACGACGCGACGCTCGTCCGGCGACATCGCATCCCACCAGACCTGCGCCTCGTCGATCGGCGCCACTGGTTCGTCTATTGCGCCGCTGCGACGGTGCTCCGACTGCCACTCCTTCAGGCGCTTGTCGTTGACCGGCGGCATCTTGATCGCCAGTTTCGACCGGGCTTCCTTGGCGGCGCGCTCGACGCGGTACCGGAAGTCATCACTGAGCTGACCCAGTGCCTGCGAATCGATCTCGAACTCCTTGGCGAGCAGCCGCTGTTCCGCCGGCAGCGCCTCGTCCATGCCGAGTTGGCTGGTCCCCATGATCCGCTTGCTGGTCAGACGCTCCTTGCCGAGGTCGTAGAGGCGGGCATGCAAGGCGTCGGGCATGGACACCGTTTTGTCACCGAGACGGCGATCGGTGCCGGTCAGCACAGGCGTTTCCCGCTCGACCGGCGGATTGCGCTTCAACTCCTGCTCTTCGACCTGCTTCGCATTGAGCTTGCTGACAAACAGCGCCGCGGCGGGCACCTGGTAGGATTGGCCTGCATCGTTGGTCACGAGGACCTCGGTCGCGCCTTCCTCGTAGGAACCGACCTTGGCCGAAAACCTGCCGAGCTCCGGCGTATCGACGATGACGCGCTGACCCGGCTGCGGTGCCGACGGCAGTTTCTCAAGCGCAGGCATCTGCTCGCTACGTGGCGGCAATTCGCTGGTGATTTCACCGGCAACGGGCTCCTGCGGGCGCAGTGCCTCATCGTCCGAGGATTCGGGCAAAGCGTCGCGCGTCGGCAGCAACGAGCCCGACGGTGGTTTCGCGATCTCGGTCAACTGGCCCAGCGGGATCTGGTAGACCTCGCCGCTTCCGCTATCGACGACGACGGCCTCGTCGCCCTCGTAGCCTTCGACGGTCGCCATGAAGGGCTCGACACCGTCGGCATCGACGCGCACCGTGGCACCTTGAGCCGGACGGATGCCGCTCGAAGCTGCCGCAGCTGCTGCGACCTGCGCGCCGATACCATGCTCCTGCTGCTGCCGGACCGCTTGCGTTTCGCCGTGTTCCAGCGCTCGCGCAAGCGGCCCAGCCCGCCTTGCCCCCGCAGGCGGTGCCTGTTGGGTCGCTGGTGAAGCGACCTGTTCGTCGATTTCGTTGCTGATCTCGGCAGAGGCTGGGCTGATTGCCCCACCAGCACCACCCAGCCCGCCGCCCATGGCTGCGCCGGCAGCGAGCCCGCCCGCAGCTGCCTCCGCGACACCCTCGGTTAGATTTTGGCTTGGATCGACCGTCTGCACGGCCGCGTTTTCAGCGACCTTCTGCGATGCACTCTGTGGGAGTTCTTCGAGGATGCCCTCACCGGCCGCACCGCGACCGGCTCCAACCAGAAGACGTTTCGCGACGGTACCGCCGACGCCTTCCGCAATAATCTTGGCGAGAGCACGGTCACCAAGACCGCCGAATGCGCCGGTTGTTACACCGGCTACCAAAAAAGCTTGCGAGGCGGCGTCATCTGTTATCGAGGCAATAGCTTCGTCCGGCGACATTCCCTGAGAAATAAGTGCCTTGACGGAATCAGCCTCCAACAACTGATCGCGAGGTATCTCCGCGATACGATCGCGTACTTCTATCGCTGACTGTCCCCCTCCAAGGCCGCCCTCACCGACGGCGCCAGCGACAAGCGCTGTCTTCGCGGCTGTTGCAGCTGCGGCCTTCTCGCCCAGGCCACCCACGATCGCTGCGGTGTAGGCACCCCGCGCCAAAAGCGCGCTTGGCCCCATCGTGGCCAGCGTGCTCGGTGCAGATTCGGCTATCGCGCCGAGGTAACTGTCAGGATCCGACCATGCAGGTCCAAGCGTACCCTTCTCGCTGTCCCACCACGTCTTGTTGTAGCTGACTTTGCCGGCCTCGGTGACAGATGCTCGGGCTGTCGTCGCGTAGTCACGGAGCCGCTGTTCAACAGGTTTTCCCGTTACCCACTCATCCACAGCGTCCAGACCGCCGACGATCGATGGACCGACCTTGGGTATCATTCCCACAACAGCGCGCACCGTTCGGCCCAGATCTGCGTTCCCGGCACCAACCTTTCGGGCGAGGTCACCACCGCGACCAGTCGATCGGTTCTCTTTTTCCCATTCTGCCTTCCACGCCTCGTATTCCACCTCGGACATGGTGAGGTATTTTCCAGGCTCACGTGTATCTAGGGCTGCATGGGTCTCTTCTATCAGCTGATTTTCAGCAGCGACGCCTGCCCCAGCACCACCGGCGGCAGACCGAGCCTTTGCAGCCGCCTCGGCCTCTTTCACCGACTTGAAGCGCTCGAACGTCTGTCCGTTCGCCTGCTCATAGGCCTGCATTGTGCGAAGGATGTTGTCCTCGTCGCCGGCGTCGAACTGCACTGGCCCCTTTGGACCCATCCACAACGATGGGACGTTGACCCACTCGCCGCTTGGGAGCTGCCACGTGGTGGAAATCTCGGTCGAATAGCTGCCGTCCGCGTTCGGGCGCTGCTCGTCTGGCCTGAACGGTCGCAACTGGGCAGTAGATGCAGCCATTTCCTTGAACGGATTGGCCTCACCGTACAGTTTCATGTCGTCTTTCGGCTGGAAGTCGCCGGAGACAGGGATACCGCCCTTTTCGGCGTTCGTCGTGCCTTCCGCCTGCGCGACTGCCTGCGGAGCCCCTCCTGCCGCGACATCCTGAAACCAGCGCGGAGCCTTGTTCATGTTCCTGTTGGTCTTGTCGTGCATGAACCAGGTGGAACCGTCTCCCTTCTGGTCCTTCAGATCGACGTGCAGCATGTCCGGTGAATCGGTATAGGTGATGAACCGCTTCGCACCGCGCGCGCGGAGATCCTGCACCAGTGCGGCCCGCTCCTGGTCGGACATGCCCTTCATGGAGATGTCGGACGCATCGCCGCGCGAATGTTCACCGGGGCCACCGGCCTTGGCAGCCTCAACACGGTGCTGCGGCGACCGGAAGCCGGAAAGCACGGTTAGATCGCGACCGAGCGCTTTGGACGAATCGACCAGGATGCTTTCGAACGCCGGCGCCAGCTTGTTCTGCTCCGGATGGCTGAAAAACAGTTTCCCGCCACTGCCGGCCGGCGCTTCCTCTTCGGGCCGCACCAGACGGGCAAGACCTTTCGCTGAAGGATTCGGCACATAGCTGCTCGACTGGTCAGTTGCCGCCGCACGCGCCGCTGTCTCCTTGTCCACCGCCGCAAACGGGTCTTTGCCACCATAGAGCCCGAGGCCATCCTTGACCTCGAACCCCTCGCCGATCGTCACGCCGCCCGCCGGCGCCGCAGCTTCCTGCCGCTTACCCGTGGACGAATAGTAGGTATGGCCGCCGATCTTCGTGGTCACCGGCATGGTCTTGGCCCAATCCGGCGACACATAGCCGGCATGGAAGTGATCAGCACCGCCGGTCGGGTCTTGCAGCGTGCCATCAAACACGCCCTGCACGATCTTCTCCGCCTCGCTGCGGATCATGGGATTGCGCTGCGCTTCCCGGGAACCCTCACGCGGGTTTTCATAACCCTCGAACTGCGACGGCTGGCGAACAACATCTGCTGGCGAGATACCGCGAGCTGCTGCCCGGTTCTTGATGACAGACGCGACGCCCACCATGCCCTGGGGACCGTCACCGGCCGCCTCGGCGATGACGGTATCCACCATGTCGTTCCAATCCTTCGCGTCGAACGACGTGTTCTTGTTCACGACGCGGGATGGGAGCTCTTGTGTGTTGGTGCCAGGTGTCTGGGTGTTGACCGCGCGCGTCGTGCTCTCGGCAGGCTTCGGGTTCAGCCCGCCACCGCCATAGAGGCCGAGCGGGTCTTTGAACTCAGAAGCGTCCTTGGAATTGCCGAGACCGATGACAATGGGGGGGGGCATTTATGGCGGCTCCTGAGAAGAAGCCGCACGTCATGCGCGGTCGATGCGCAGTTATAGAATGAGCGGGAGCGATTTGGAAGCGCACGCCTTTGAACGATGTCAAATACGTGATGGTAACGTTAAAATTAACGATTGGTGCGCCGCTCGGCTCCGCCTATAGTGAGGGCAGGTCAGGGAAACGGAGTGCTGATAACACATCGATACCGTCCCCTGACCTTGGCGCTATGCCCGCAGTTGGCGAGAGGTGGATGCAACCATCTCTCGCCGATTTGCTTGCTTAACATTATGCAGGCATTCCGACTGCGGCGCAAATGATATCATTGCCATTACATCGTGTGAAAAAGTGAAAGAGCCCGCCGTTGCTGACGGGCTCACCATCGGAACGTCCATCTGGCTCCCAGCTTTCCAGACGCCCAATAAGTCTCCGGAACGTGACCGCAACCACCCTTCACCGACGCCGGTTCGCCGTCCGATCGCAAAGCCAGCATTCCGAGCAGCCGATCGGCGCCGCTTCGAAACACTCCGGTTCTAGGCTCCGGTGCTATCCTTTGGGGCAGCTTCCGTCCCCATACCTTCACACCTTCAACGCCCTCCCCGGCTCAGGGATCTCTGTTACTTCGGCGCCGGAGTGAAATCGACGTAGAACGTGTCGCCGACCTCGAACCTACCGGCCGCGTCGACCATCGCTAAACCCTCGGCGGCCAGTGCCACGTGCCGATTTCGCCGCCTTCCGAATACATCACCGAGCCACGGTGCGCGACGACACCAGCGTCGTTGCTGCCGTCCAGGAACAGCTGCAGGTTCGACATGCCGGAATGCGGATCGTCTTCGAGGATGTCACGGTATGCACGCGTGACGATGGCGGCGCGGATCTGACCCGTCGCCAGCACGTAATGCACAATGCGGCCAACTGTCACCGGCTGGTTGAACTTCGTGCCGAAATCCTGCTGTTGTTCAGCCATTGTAGCGCTCCTGCAAGGCTTTCCTGATGGTGCCCGAAAGGTCGCGGGCGGACGGGAAGCGGAGGCGTTCGTCGCCGGGGCCAAAACCGTGCTGCTGCTGCTCGCCCTTTGCAAGGGCAGTGGCAACGGCAAACGCCATTTCCTCGCTGTCATACTCGGCGCTGTCCGTGTACGCCGACGGCACGCTGTTCCCGGTCAGATCGAAGCGACGGGCGACGTAGCGCACGACGGCAACGACTTCATAAAGGACTTCGGGCTGAACCGCCTTTTCGCTGGCGCAATCCGTGTCCTGCATGGGCGGCGTCGGCGGCACGTTGCCGGTAACGTACTGTTCAAGAGTTTGCGCAGCGGCAACCCTTTCGTGAGCGCTCAACATTGGGTGGTTGACCAATTCGAGGATTTCAATGCGCTGATGTGGCTGCAGAGTTGACATTTTGGGGCTCCTGTCACTGCCTCTGCCCTCGATCGAGCACAGGAAGAGACAGAAGCGGACCGGCGGGTCCGCTTCCATTGCAGTCCACTAAGGCGTCAGCAGCGCCGGCGGACTTCGATGAAGTTCAGTGCGTCCGTCGCCATCGCTTCCGCGTATTCCGGTTTCAGGATGTCGATACTTCGGTAACTGCCCGGGCGGGTGACGTCCGGCTTTTCGACCGTCGCGACGGCCGTCTCGATCAGGCTGAAATCGTGCACCATGACGGCGATGTCGTCGAACGGCGACGCCTGGTAGATGCGGAGCACGTCGTTACCGACATAGGCGGAGGCCGGCGCGGCGAAGACGAACATCGCAGCGATCGCCGCGAAGCTGGATAGGATGAAAATTCGGAGAGGCATGCGGTTCATGCGAAAGCCTTTCTGTATGGGAATGGTTGCGGGGGTAGGATTTGAACCTACGACCTTCAGGTTATGAGCCTGATGAGCTACCGAACTGCTCCACCCCACGCACTGACCAGAATTCCACCGAGCGTTTTTGTCAACACGTCAGGTGATGAAGCACGCAGACACGAGAAACCGCTTGTCCGTCCCGGCCGATGACGGAAAGTCAGTGATCTGAAGATCGGTTGTCGTCACCCCAGACCCCATTGCCTTGAAATTGAAGCGGTCCGCGCTTGGCCCGATACGAGGCACAAATTGCGTAAACCCGGCCTTCGTCAATCCGGCGAACTCGAACGATCCTGATATCTGCTGCATGTCGGGAAACCCGCTTTCCGGCATACCTTCCATGCGGACTGCCCCGGTCGCAGTGCTGTATTCAAGCTTGCCGATCCATTCAGCGGTGACAAACACCAGCCTGCCAACGCGGATTATGTATCCTTTAGGCGTCCCCGTTGGTGTGAGCGCCAAATCCCCCAGCACCGCGCAGCTGATCGTTGGTGTCCAAAGCGTTACGGTATTCGCCCCTTCCGCCAGATCGAGAAGCGCCACGCTTTCAGCCGCCAACGCAAGAAGAGGCACGCGCTCCGCCACCAATTCGGCCTTCGGCGCATTGATCAGCGCCGCAACGTCAACGCTTATCGTTCGCACTGCGGCCGCCCGTATCGCGGTTTCCTTGCCGTAGGCCATCAGGGCTTTGCCGCTGTCCGGATTGATGAACAGCGACGGGTAGCCCGAGCTATCTAACAGTTCAGGGACCAGCGATATCTCAGAGCCCCAATTCGTGGGAGCTGCGAGAGCAAGGGCTGCCGTGGTCCAGCGGGCGCAGATCGCGTCCGGTGTGGGTGGCGGGCTACTCAGAACACTGCGAGCCATGTAGGTCATGAAGACGTAACGCACGCCGTCAACATCGATCACGTTCAGTTCATGCGACTGATAGCCGCCTGATGCGGGCAGGTTCGTTTCGGCCGGCACGGACCACGTCACGCCGCGGTCGGAAGTCTTCGCTGTGCGCATGCCGCTCACAGCAGCATCGACGCGAAGCAATGTGAGCCAGTTGTTTTCGTCAATGATCGCTATCGCCTGCTCAGAGAGCCCAGGCGATGCAGAAGTGGCGATAAGGTGCGCCGTCCAGCTCGTCCCTTGCCAGTCGTCAGAGACCACGACGTAATTGTCATTGCCGGTGTATATGCTTGCGACCTGATCGCCAGACGGCAGGATCTTGATTTGCCCGTACCAGGCTATTGCTACGCTGGGCAGTCCAGATATGGCCATGACCTGCAACGGCGTCCAATCATCCTTGCCGGTGAGCGACGTGGTCTGATACCTCGTACGAGCGCCCGTGGTAACATCGAGGGTCGAGAAGATCGCGATCAGCGAGCCATCCTTGCGCCGCCCGAGCGCTGGATAGTAGAAAATCGTCTGCCCGTCCGTCATGCCGTCGCCCAGGATCACCTCGTTGGGGAACGTCGCGCCGCCGTTTTCGCTCCATGCGTAGACGATATCAGCGGCGATGCGGAGGAGACCAACAGTAACCGCGCCGGCCGGATTGCCATCGACCGTCACCGATGTAATCGAATTCGGATCAATGCTGCCGACCAGAGTGACCGTCGAAGCGTTGCCGCCAGCTCCACTGCGAACGACAGGCACGCCGTTGAGAGTGCCGGTCACCGTGAAGATACGGCCCGTGTCATTTCCGGCAGACGTGACTGTTACCTCAGTCGCACGCAGGACGCCCGTCACGACGCCAGCAGTCGTCTCGTTGCCGTTGATGACAAGAGACTGCACGCCGCCCGCCGCTGGCGTCTGTGAGGCGCAGATGGCCGCCGTGTCGGATTGCCCGTGATTGCGCCCGCGATGGTACAGCACGCCGACCACATCGAAGCCAGCGGCCAGAACCGGGAAATGTGAATACAGCCCGTCATCGACCAGCGCCGCAGCGGCCGGCACTTGTGGCCATTCACGTTGCCGCTGCACGGCGACGTCTGCGGCCCGCCCTTGTTCCTGTGTGGCGAAGTAGCTTGTGGGTTTCTGAGTGTTGCTTGCGCCGTTATAGAGCCCCTGCATCACGCTGGCTCCCATGCCAGGCGGTCGCCGGGTTGGGAGAAATAGTCGACCGTCTCCTCCCGTGGCAGGAACATCCGGGGGCTGACACTGGAATCGGGGTCCTGCTTGATGGAGATCCAGGCATCGACACTGGATCTGACGCGGAAGATAGGCTGTCCGTGAACGTCGCCTTCCCTTGGCGCTTCGCTGGCGGTTTCGCCGGCTACCTCAAGGGTCTCCGACCACACCCGCTTTATCATCAGCGGCTGGATCGAATCCTTGTAACCGCGAGCGCCGGCAAATCCGACAACGACGTGAAGGCCAACAAGAGGCATGTGCTATCTCCGAAGGGACAGCACATCATGCGCGGGAACAGGCGGACATTAGCGCGGTTCCGGGGATTTTGCTAGACGTCGCATCCCCGCAGATGATCTAGGGGCGCGGGGTTATGCTAGCGCCAAGAAAGCATTGGCGATCGGCGGCGCAAGCACTGACGCCAGCATGTCCATGCCAGTCTGGCCGGGATGTGTTCCATCCGTTGAAGTGTAGCCAGACCCGCCGCCTGTCAGGGTATATGCACCCGTTGCACGGAAGTCATAGAAGGCTACGCGACTGGTATCGGATACAGCGGCATATCCAGCCGCAATAGCTGTCGTGCAAGCATTGGATGATGTCGTGTCCGCATATGGGCTTATCCCGACGATGCGAACCTTCGGCAAAGCGGACAGCAAATCATTGAGACGTGCTGTCACCTCGGCGGTCAACCCTGCCGCGCCCTCTCCTGCGACAATTGAAGCCCACTGAAACATATCGTTGATGCCGAGCGCAAGAACGAGCATGTCTGGCGCCTGCGCGATGATCGATGCGATCTCGGCAGAAAAGAGGCTCGATCCTCTGATGAAGCCTTGCCCACTCGTGCCATACTGAACGAACCTCTCTTGCAGCCCGAGCATATAGGCCGATTGGCGGGTCCAGTTTCCGAACGCGTAGGAGCCATGAAGATTTTCGATGAAGCTGTCGCCGGCCATCATCAACTTGGCTTTGTCCGTGTTTTCGGGCCAGGGCAGGACGCTGACACCGCCGCCCACATTCAAGCCTGCGAACTTTGTTCCGAACCCGAGGATCAGCTCGACGGTGCGCATTCTCTTGGTAGTGTGAAGCTTGCCGAGAGCCACCGTAAATGTCGCGCCGGTACCAGACCCCGACGTTGATCCTTGTGACATCGTCGCGGCCGAAGCGGAATAGACGCCCAGACGGCAGATCGCAACAGATGCAACAGCACTGCCGCTGAGCGATGTCACGCGGACCTGCGCAGCGGTCGTAAATGCACCCCCGGCCAGCGTGATGATCTCACCAAGGGCATAACCAGTGCCGCCGGCAAGGACCACCGCATTCGCAAGCTCGTAGCTCAGCGTGTCCGCGCCAAATTCATAGAGAACGAAGTGCTCGGTGTCGTTGTTCATTCCTGGGCTATCGACAGAGAAGCGGCCTTTGGAGACCGGCTTGCCGTCAATCAGCACCGTGTGCTGGCTTTGCCCGAGATAGGACTTCAATTTCAGATCGAAGGTTCCGTCAACGAGCCAGCGATACCTGACGCCAGCTTTGGTGCCGGCCTTGTAGCCGCTGCTGTCAACAAATGCGCCACCGAGTTTTGTCAGGCGTGTATCGTCACGACCGACACCAACGGAGGTGTTCCCGCTGATTGTGCTGTTGCCGCCGGCAGCTCCGGACGTCACGACCGGCGGGGACGCCATCACATCGGGGAAAGCGCCGAAACCGTTCAAGCCCAGCTTCCATCGGTGGAACTTCGACAGGCCGACATATGCCGCCCGCTCGACGGAGATATCGCCGCCGCTGAGGACTGGCGCCACATCGGCAGCAGCAACGTAATTTGGCATTATGCAGCCCTCGCTGTGAATATCGCGCCGTTGTCACGGCTGACCAGTGGTTGATTGTTGGTTCTGCTGACGAGAGCGTTCGGGGGCACCCCCGCGCCCGCTAAACGGTTGGCATCGAGCCCGACCATGTCGATGCGCTTTGGGAGGTTGATCGCAAACGTCGCAAGCAACCCGGCCATCACGGCACCAGGATGAACGCGACCTTATCGCCCGGCTCGCACGGCTCGTCGAGGCGTTCGCCTGCCCGGATCAGGATGCGGGGATTTGCCGCCGCATTCGGGTTGGCACCGATCGCGATGTAGGAATCGGCCTGGGCGCTGATACGCAGGATCATCTGGCCGGAGCCCTGACCGCTCTGCGGCGCGGAGCCGACCGTCGTGCCTGGTGCTGCCACCGTTTCCGACCAGACGCGCTTTTGAAGGATGGATTGGATGGTGTCGTTGGCGCCGCGCACGCCGGCGAACCCGGCTTCGACGTGAATACCTGCAAAGGCCATGTGCTCTCTCCGAAAAGACAGCACATCATGCGCGGGTAGAGCGCGACATTACCGCACGCTCATGGTTTTTACCAGACCGACAAACCTTGAGGCGTTACGCGCTAGAATTCGTTGCATTAAATGCAACTATACTCTTTACGGCACTATCACAGGTGGATTATCGTGCCTCGGCACAATGGGGATTGGTTGCGGTGGCATCTTACTACGAAAAGCTCGAAGGCCTGAGAGCCATGCGCCAGTCCGCGCTCCACGCGGCCAGCATCGACGAACTGCGTCAGATTGTCGTGAAGCTCATCGATGGCGAGATCGACACCGTGAAGTCGATTGTCGGCCAGTGGTCAGACGATGACCTCCCCGAGGTGCCTACCGCTGCCTTGAGCGTTGCCGCCGGCTGATCTCTTCACAGAGCTTCAACTCTTCCAAGTCCTTCTCCGTCGGGTGGCAACACGCGACGAAGTGCAGCAGCAAGCCACGGCTGCGATGGCATGCGCAGTGACAGTCGCCGTATGCTGGCGGAGCTTCACGTCTATCATCATCCATGTCGTCATCCTTCCAAACCGCCAACCTGCGCAAAACCGCAAACTGACCGAAATGCTTGCTTCAAGCCGCCCCGACGCGCAAGCCAGTGTTTATCTGCACCTGAATTGCGCGATCGTCCCACAGCTCGATCATGCCGAAATCCTTGATGTTGGTCACTTCGAGTATCGGAAGCCCGTTGGATGCGAGCCATGCGTGGATATGCGCGATCACTTCCGCTTTCTCCGGCTCAGCCACACTGACCCGGGCCGTGAAGATCTTCATATCACGCCCCTGCCTCTGCCATTCCCGGACGCGCTCCGTCATCAAGGGAATGGGCTCGCCTATGTGCTCGATCCCTTTCCATCCATCATATCGCGCTAATGTACCGTCTAGATCGATGCCGATCCATGCCATCGTAGTTCCTTCCCCTTTAGGGCCTGACAAAACCCCGTCAGGCCTTCCGGACGTCGCGGAAGAACGTCCGCTCCACCTCGGGTGCCAGACCCGATATGCCGGGCGTGAACTTCGCCGGGATCAAGCCGTTGGCCAAAACCTTGACCGCGTGCTTGGTGGCGATGATCAGCCGGACCGATTGGCCCGACTTCCAGTCCACCTTGACGCAGGCGGCGTCCCCGATCTCAACCGCCTGCCCCACCTTCACTGACAGTGAAATCATCCCGTTGCGCTCCTTCGGGCGCTCAATTGGCAAGATATTGTTCACGTTCCGCCTCCGACATCTTTGCCAGTGCGTTTTCGTAAGCCAGGGCATCGGTGTCGGCGAGGCGATCCAGCCACGCAAACTTGCTGCCGTCGCTGTCGGCGTCGTTGATATCGGCTGCGGGGACATGCGCGAGTGACGGCACCACTTCCCGCTTCGCAGCGGGCTTGGCTGGCGTGGTCGGCTTTGGCGTCGGCGGCGTTTCCGCGCCGATGGATTTCCTGATCTGCGCGTCGATGACCTTGTGGGCCTGCTCCAGCAGACGCGGGTCAAGTGGGTTGGTGGCCGTTGCCTGGAGCTTCTTCACCTCATCATCAAGCGCCTTGTAGAGGATGGTTCCCGGCTCCGAATACTGGGTGTGTTTCGCGAAGAACGTCGGAACTGCAACGCTGCTCCAGTGCGTGACAGCCGCCTCCTGGGCGAGGACGGTCTTGAACCGCTCTTCGCGAAGATCCTCACGCTGATCGTTGAGCTTGCGGAACTGTGCCCGGTATTCTCCGCCGGTCAGATCGCCGTCGTCGAATTTCTGGGTGATCTCGTCGAGCTGCTTCTCGATCTCATCGAGTTTGGTCGCGTTGTCAGCCGGCAACGCGCGCCAACCCGGTCCCGGTGCGATATCACTGGCATCGTCGTCGTCGGCGTCCGGCTCGGTGACGGCAGCCGCTGCCGCCTCGGCCGTGACATTTTCGGCCACGGCTGGTGTCGCTGCAGCCTCGGCACCTGAGACGGGCTCGACGACGGCGGGCGTGACTGCGGCGCCCTCAGCCGTCGTCGTCGCATCTGCTGCAGCCGCCGCTGCGGCTTCCTCGCCTTCTGCCGCAGCTGCAGCCTCCGCGCCTTCCGTGTCGTCGGCCCCTTCGTCGTCATTGTCGATATCCTCGAGGAGGCCTTCGCGCTCCTCGTCGGACAGGAGTTCTAGTTCTTCTTCACTGAATTTCGGGGCTGCCATATCAGGCGTCCTTTCTGGGGCTTAAGGAGTTGCCGGCGCAAGGCCGAACTGTGGGGTTTGCGGGGGTTGGGCCTGCGGGGCGGGTTGCTGTGCTGCTGCGGCCTCCTGCTGCTGTGCCAGTCCGATGGCCTGCGCCATCGTCTCTTCTCGCTCGGAGCGAGACTGGAAGCCGCTTTCATGCAGAATAACGTCAGCGACGTGGGCGGCGGCAGGGATTGCAATGGCGGACTGCGCGGCGGTGAGAGCGTTCTGCTGGCTTGTGACGTTCGTCGATGCGATCTTCGACGCCAGTTCCTCAACCTTGGCGGCGGCGAGCTTCGCCTCCTCCTGTGTCTTGGCGGCTTTTGCCGTGGCTTCGGCCAGCTGCGCCTGCATCATCTGCTGCTGCATCTGCTGCTGTATCTGCTGGTTCTGCTCCTTGCCCTGCTCTTCCGGGGTGAGCTCCTCGGCATCCGGATCGCGCATGCCGGTGACCTGCCTGATGCGCTTCACCAGTTCCTCGCGCTGCGGGATGTCCATGCCCTCGACGATGAGATCGAGCATGACCATGGCGAGTTGCGGGGCGCCTGGTGCAAGCTTCATGAGGAGATCGAGCAATGCCTCGGTTTGTGCCTGGCGCACGCTGGCCCGCCAATCCTCCTCGGAAATGACGAAATCTGCCTTCGATCGAACGATATCGTTTTCCGGAAGGCCGTCGTTGACCTCGATATATTCGGGCGTGCCGCGCATGTTCGTGATGCGAAACTGCTTCGGTTCCGACATGAACTGCTCGACGTTGGCGAGCTGCTTTTCGCCGCGCACCTGTGATGCGTAGCGCAGGTTGTCGAAGTAGATCGATGACGTCAACGAGCCCTGATCCTGACGGCGCTCGATCGCGATGCCGCTGCGGGCATTGGTCTGGCGCCCGAGGTTTTCGTCGGTAACGCCGGAAGCGGATTGAATGAGGCTGATCGAACGTGCCATCAGATCGAGATGGCCCTGCTCCAGGCCGCGATCCGCGTCGAGCTTCAGTTCCTTGCCGGTATTGACGACGATGACAGCATCGGAGCGCGAGTTTTCCTCGATAAACTCGTCCAGATCGTCAACGGCGCCCTTCTCCATGATGGTCTTGTTCGTGGAAAGGATGTGCAGCGCCTTTGACGCGCGCTTGTTGACGTCGATCTGGATGTCCTTCAAGCCGCGGATCATGCCGTACGGCATCCCGTCGCGGCCGCGCCGCTTGCCCCAGATCGGCGTGAAGGGAAACCGATTGTGGCGATAGGGTGACGGCGAATACCAGAGCATGCCGGCCGTCGTGAAAATGGCCACGTTCATCCGCATCGTCGGCTTGGTGACAAGTTCGGCCTTACCGCTCTCTACCTCGTCGCGGTGGCCCGGCGAGAAGGGATCGTATATCTCACCGGAGAACACCCCGCCTGTGACCTTTTCCGCCTTCGCCGGCATGCGGATCCAGCCTTCGATGACGCGGACCCGTTTGCGCTGGTAGCCGGTGATGTTGTCGGAGCGCCCGTTGGAGTTCTGCTCCAGTTCCAGTTCCTGCTGGTCAAGCACCTCGTCGCCATAGGCATCCATGCCGAGGAAATTATCGGAATCGGCGGCGGCACGCTCCAGGAGCGCCTTCCGCTTCGGGAACATGGCGCAGGCGATGTCGAGGTCGAGCCATTTATGCCGGAAGATGTAACGTCCATCGGACAGGTCCATCTCGGTGGCCGCGCTGTCCCAGAGGATGTTGCGCCAGCTTTCGTAGCGGGTGTACAGCGGCTCTTCGAGGTCGCTATCCTCGTAACCGTCTTCGACCCATCCGAGCCCTACTTTCGTGGCATCGGTGAACGCGCGTGAAACGTCGAACGGCGTCCGGTTGACGTCGGAGAGATATTTCAGGAGCTGGGTTTTCCGCTCCGCCGGCTTGCCGTCTTCCTTGCGGCGCGGCAGGATCTTGAAATCCGCCCTGCTGCGCTTCTCGGTGCCAAGAACCCAGTCGACCGACGCGGATATGACGTTGTAGACTAGCGGTATCTGGCCGCGATCGCGCAGGATCTGCGCATCCTCTTCCGGCCACTGGTCATTGTCGTACATGTCCTCGTCATGCGCCATCTCCATGCGGTTCGGCAGCTGGCGGTCCATTTCGCGGGTGAAGAGATCGAGGAGACGATGATGGATTTCGACCATGCCGCTGCTGTCGAGCTTGTTGCCCGTGACGGCCCGCTCGGCACGGACGTCGCCGACGGGTACCGGAGATTTCATCTCCTTCCGTCGGACCGATCCATCTGTCGCCTGAAGATCAAACATCTGCACGTATCTCCGTCTCTGTTACCCGCCCCGTCGCCAGATCGACGAGGGTGGCCTCGCCGACAACCTCTCCCTTTTCGGATTGGTACGGCTTGATGGTCAGCAGGTCGCCGAGATGATCGTGGATGATCGTGGTGATACGGATGCAGTTTTGCGGGGTGATATCGAAGCCCATGTGCTCCGCGAACGATGCGGAGGTTCGGGCTGATAGCCGGGGGTCCCCAATTCCAACTGCCTCTGACCATACCCACGCCTTGTCCACCGTGACCACGCACGGGACCAGCCTGTCAGAATATTCCCCGCCCGTTGGAATAAGCACCAGGCACGGTCTGAATTGCCCCTCGGACCGTAACCAAGTTCCGATAGCGGTAATGGGACCGTGCGTTTTTGTCCATGCCCGTTTATTAAGGTCGAGTGCCTGTGTCATGCTGCCAATCCTGATCTTGATTTGCGTTTTGGAGTGGTGGGGGTACCACCGTTGCGGACCTCGTCGGCCATCTGCGCGTGCTGGCGCAGGGCATCGGCGGCGTGCTGGTGACCGTTCTTCTGAGGCTCTTCGGACCAGTTCTGGTTCCGGACGTTCCACTGCTTCCGGTAACCTTCGAGATGCTTGAGGCCGGCATCGCAGTTCACCGCGTCGAAATAGTAGGTCGAAAACTGCTCGCGCAGCGCGGGGATGCCGACGCCATTCAGATCGGGCGTCCTGGGGACGATGACGATGTTGCGCAGCTTGAGCTCTTCCAGCATGTCCGCCGGTGTCTTCAACTGCTTCGCGTCGGGCCGTCTCTGGTTGCCGTCGTGCGGCAGGAAATGGCGGCCCCAGATGTAACCCATCGCCTCCATCTGCTTCACGAAGTAGGAATAGGCCTCGCCGGATCCTTCAATGAAGTTGATGAAGCAGTTCGCCTGCCCGACCTGCTGGTGAAACCAGATCGCGATGTCATCGCTGATACCAAGGTCCCAGAACGTGTTGACTGGCAGATCGGTGCGGTGTGGCACCAGCGTGATGCGGTTCTGCTTCCGGGCCAACACCAGCTGGTCGCGCAGATAGGTGCCCTCGGTGGAAATCTGAAACGCCTCGTCGAGATGCGTCGGATATTCCGTCCACATCTTCTCTTCGGCGCCTGAAAACGTGTTCTCCCGAGTGGCGACGTACCAGGCCCGCTTCGGAAGGCTGATCTCCGTCTTGATGATCGTTTCCATGCGGTCGAAATAGTCGTGATCCTTCTTCGACATGACCACATAGGCGGGATCGACCTCGTACTCGTCGGCGTCCCACCAGGACGCGAAGTGCAGCCGGTAATCCTGCTTCGAAAGCTGTTTGCCTGAATCCTGCCTCTTCTTGGCGATCTGCACCATGTCGTAGTAGGCGCCGTCGCGACCCTTGGCGGTCGATTCGATGATCGTGATGCCGTTCTCGGCCGCCGGCAGGGCGCCGGTGATGATCTCCTCGGCCTTATCCGGCGAGTTGGCGCAGATCGCGCCGAACTCGGAGACATGGAGCCAGCTCAAGGTGTCGCCGCGCGCCGAGGTGGAAACCGTGATCGACGAGCCGTTGCCGAACGTCATTTCGTGGACGTTGTTGATCACATACGGCACCGCCTTGCGGATGAAGGCGGGGAGCTTGAAATAGGCGAACTTGATCTTCTGCCGCATGATCTTCGCGGCAATGGTCTGGTCCTGGGCGATGACGGCACCGATCGTGTTCACAACGAAGAGGCAGGCGTCCAGGATGACAAGTTGCGCCACGGTGGAGAAGCCGCGCTGGCGGGCCTTCGGGATGATGTTCCGGTACCAGAGGTCCTCTAGGAATTTCTCCTGCGCCTCGTTGGGCACGAACAGGACGGTCTGCTTGTCCTTGTCGAGGATGTAGTAGAGGTTCCTGATCCGCCACATAGGGTTTTTCAGGTTCTCTTTCAGCGCGGCTTCCGTCATGCCTCGGAGGTGCTCGTACATCAGGCCCCCTTCGGCTTGATGCTGTGGCCGGAGATTTCGGACATGAAATCTGCGAGCGGGCTATCGGGCTCGACGTCGTGCTTGATGTTCTTGGTGTCGCGCCACTGGTCCGGCATCCGGTTCTTCAGCCAGAAGATGCCAGCGGCGGCGTTCGGCGGGACGTGCTCGATGACGGGCACATGCTCCGGCACACCGTCGACGATCATCACCTTGACCGAATCGAAGCTGTAACCGGTTGCCAGCTTGTACAGGCTGTCCTGAACCTTGGTGTCGGCCTCGGTCTTGCCGATCTTCAGGGCGTCGGCAAATTCCGGGTGCTCCAGCTTCCAGCGGTAGATGGTGCGGATATCGACAACCAGCGCATCAGCAACTTCGAGATCAGTGGCACCGAGCTTTGCCAGCGCCTTGGCGATCTGGATGAAACGATCTTCCCACAACGTGGGGCGGCCGACACGGGGGCGCTGTCTCTGCGGCTTCCGTTTCGCCTTTGCCTTCGTCTTCGGTTTGGCCGCCGGCTTTTTCGCGGGTGTCGCCTTGTCGACTGCCATCAGTGCGGTTTTCTCCGCAATGCACCGGCGACAGAGGCGTAACGCTGCCCTGCAGGCTGGCGCCTATCCAGCACTTCGACGAGGTGAGAATTATCGGCAGAGCGTTGAACCTCTCCCTGCCCTGTTTCCCCGGTCTCTGAACTATCAGTATTATTTAAGTTTGGTTCTGGCTTTGGAATTACAGCGCTTATGCGTTGCATTTGCTCGGCACCGGCATTGTTTTTATTTACAGATTTCGAATGGTCAGTGACTTTTGGCTTTGGTTTCGTAGCGTTTTCAGCGCGTTTTCGGCTGATTTCCAGCGATTTCCCCATCTCCTCTTCGCAGCGGTGGTTGCTGATTTTCCCAGCCGAAGTGATATAAATTTTGCGAAGCGTAAGCAGTTCGGAGACCATCGCGCGGCACTTCCGGATGCTGCAATTCATTTGCCCGGCAAGCCACCGATCGTTGTTCTCGATCGGGCCGAACTCGTCATAGATGAGGTCCTGAATGGTCTGGTAGGCGCCTCGCTGTTCGAGCGTCATGGTGCGGTAGCCGTTCATGGCGTCCTGCTGATAGCGCCGGTGATACGGCATGGAGCGTCTACTCATCGGACACTCCTCCCTTCCAAAATTTACCCAAGACGATGCCACTCACGTGCGCTTGAGAGATGCCGAATAGCTTGGCGATCTCGACTTGACGCACTGTTCCCGCCATCTGGCGGATGGCGTCCACCTGATGTTTTCTGAGTTTTGAAACCGGGGATTGTTCTCCTTGGAGGTATGTCCCGTGCCTCTTTCGGTCCGCCTGATTTTCGGATGGGCTTCCCCAGTAGATGTTGGTCAACCGGCAGTTCTTTGGAACGCCATTTCGGTGGCAAGCCAACTTTCCAGGCGGGCGTTCGCCAAGGAACGCATCTGCCACCAGCGTGTGGACGGACCGCTGACGCTTTTCGTGCTCACGCCATAAGGTGACGCTGAGATAGCCCTTTGCGCTCGCTGTTGGGGTTAAGATTGTCTCTTTGAGATTGATGTAGCATCCGTCCGGATTTCGGGACGATGGCTGACGCCAGACACGCCTACCGAGACTGCGGACACGCCCCATGTCCGAGACCTCGTAAAGCCCCTCAAACCCGGCGATAGCCAGCCATCGCTCTTTCTTCAGTTCTTTGGCGGTCAACAGTATGGAGCGACGGCTCATAGCATCGCCTCCTGCATCCTAACCGGTCGTATCGCCGGGTCGGCCTCGGCGAAGGTCCGGCCGCGCAATTGCCTGCAGACGGCATCGCGCACCTCCCTGCCAGTCATGAGCAGCGACATCTCTTGGATCATGAACCCGCGTGTGGCGCGTGACCCAGCTGAGATCTTGTATCTGGCGCACTCCGCCTGCAACTCGTTGGCCCACAGCATTTCGAGCATGTCGGAGCTGCGTAGTGGGTATTTCTCCGAGATATCCCGCAGGTCGAACGTCCAAATCTGGCGATGGTTGGCGTCAGGGTCCGGGCGAGGGAAACGCCAGACATGCCTGCGCTTTGTGTATTTTCCGAAGAACAGGGGATGGTTGAGATCAATGTACGGCGGAACGTCGTCACGCCAGCAAGCTTCGCGATATGGCGCGAAGTGTTTTTCGTGAGCCGCGACAATGAGATAATGGCAGCACTTGCTGAACGCCTTCCACTGATCGTCGAGCCGCTTGAGCACGTCCTTCTTCGACTTGATCTCGACGCCGACGATGGCGGATTCGGTAATAGCTGCCACGTCGATGCGGTTGGTACCTTGCCCGGCGCAATTCAATTCGTGCACGATGCGCGCCGACGGCAGGAGCTCCCGCAGTCTGGTCACGACGGCGTCGCGCAACTCGCGTTCGTCTGGTGAGCTCATGGCGCCCCCTTCTGTTCCAACTGGGCGGCCTCAAGGAACAGCCGGAAGCGATCGGCGACGGCGCCCTTGGCGGTCTCCTCGCTGCCACTCCTGCCCGATGACGCCGCCAGAAAATTGCCGTTCAGCCAGAACCGCCATCGCCAGTGCTTCTCGCGACCGGCGGGCGGGAACACGGCGCCCATGTCGATCGCGCCTGTGCGGGCGATGCGACGATCCAGCGGGTATTGAGGTGTCGACCAGATCAAGCGGCCTCCTCACTCGGGAGACGCCGACGGGTCGCGTCTGGCTGTCCCTCGACGATGTCGCGGATGATCTGGTCCGACGTGTCATCGCAGGCCGGAAGCCTGACGAGAACGACGTTCGGAGAACGGATGGCGCGGCGTCTCATGCTGCCTCCGCTCGGCGATCGCGATCAGCGATCAGTTCGGCATATCGTCCATGAATGCTGGATCTGTCGGTAAACGTGGGTTTGAAACCCAAGACGTGCGCGATGGCGCCACGGACGGTGCCGAGAATGTCTGCCTCTTGATCCGTGAGCATTCGGACCGGCCAACCTTTGACGTAGAGCATGTCCTTCGTGATCGCCTTCTCGAAGCGGACACGCTCCTGCGCCTTGACCTTTGTTTCGGCAAGGCGGCGCTGCATCGAGGCATCGAGAAGATCGGGAGCGACGTCACCGAGCCATCTGGCGCCCTGGAAAGCGAATGTGCTTCTGCATTCCAGGTCGACCATGCTCCGGAAGAGATCGTGCGCTTCTGGCTGGGCAGCCGCGGCCGCAAGATCGCTCTGGTTCGACATAATGCAAAACCGGCAAGAAACACGGCTCATATTGAACTGGCGATAGGCCGGGTGCGGCTGCAGACCACTATCGTCGATCGATGCGAACACATCCTCGACGCTCCAGTCGAGAATTGGCCGCCAGTTCCACACCCTGCCCTCTCGATCGCTGTCGGCGATGGTGGCTTTCGCGCGCTTCGAACTCTCTGCCCGGCGGATACCGGTCACATTGATGACCGTCTGACCTTTGAAGCGACGCTTCAACTCGGCCAGGATGACATGCGTTTTCAGCTCCGAGGTGCAGAACCGCATTTCAGGGGTAGACCAGCACGGTATGACGGTGACGGTACTGAGCTTTTCATATCGGTCGGTGCTGAGCTCGAACCGGCGCTCCCAGCGCTGCATCAAGCCACCGGCTTTGCGACGCACCACAACGAGATCGCAGCCAAGATGCGCCGCAAGGGCTTCGCATACCGACAGCGAATCGTTCCACTCGACGGAGCCGAGGTCGCTGTGGATCAATATTCTAGGGCCGGTGTGCCCAATGCTATCGAGATGTGCGAACGTCGCCAAAGCGCAGGCTTGACTGTCTTTACCGCCTGAGACGCCAACAGCCACCGGCGCGCCGCCCCTGAGCAGCTCGGATATCTCCGGAATGATGGCGATCTGCATCAATCCGCCTCCGGCGCGTCGATCATGCCCAGGGCGGCGAGATAGGTGTCGAGGATCGCCTCCTGCTCCATCCGCTCGTCCTTGTCCTGCTTCCGGATCGCGATGACCTTTTTCAGAACCTTGGTGTCGAACCCGGTACCCTTGGCCTCGCCGTAGACGTCCTTGATGTCCTCGGCGATCGTCTTCTTTTCCTCTTCGAGCCGCTCGATGCGCTCGATGAACGAACGGAGCTGGGTGCGGGCGACCGTATGAGCGTCAGAGCTGCCGGTTTCCTTCGGTGAAAACGCCTCGATCTGGCGGGTATCGGTTTTCAGGGGGCGGCCCGCGGCCTCGGCGGTGACGGCTTTCGCGGCACCCGGTATGACTTTCATATTCATGACGCATCCTCGGTTTCGGTTTGAAAAACGGCGAGCCGCACCGCCTGCCCGCCAAGGGGCCGGCGTTTCAGCTTCCGGTGAATTTTCTTGATCTTCTGTTTCAGCTCGAACTCGGAGAGCTGCCGCATCCGCCGATGCGATCGGATGAAACCGAGGCGCACCGTTGTGATGACGCCGTTGCTGGGATCGATCTTCACGAAGAAGCGGCCGTTGCCGACATAGGGAACGCCGAACGAAACCGCCAAGGCGATGCCGGGCGTATAGATGACGCGCTGGACATCAAGGATGGTGTAGCCCGCTGCCTTGCAGTGTGCCGCGGCGCAGGCGTACTCAGTCGGATAACCGCCGGGAGGTTCCGGCAGTTCGATCTCCAGGAGCCGCTGCACATAGCGGGTTACGGCATGGTAGCTGACATGCCTGGCGCATTCGGGAGGTCTGGCCATTGCGGCTATCCCTCAACCGGGTCGCGAGCGTTCGCCTTGCCCTGAAAATGGTTGGCTGCCTGATGCAGCACCGCGAGGTTGCGCCGCTGCTGCTCGATTTCCGCCGCCGGGCGCGGTTTGCTGCCGGTGGAGAAGTTCGTAATCCAAGTTCGTTTGGAATCGGCCATACGGCGGAGGCCGTCGGCCATCTCTTGATGCGATAGATTATCGTGCCCCATGACTTCCTGCGCCCCAGAGGCGGCTAGGAAGCCGCCCGCATTAAATCTCGCTCCTGCTGGAGCCTCTGTATTTCGGCGTCGAGAGAGCGCCCCCGCTCAAGTTCGACAGCCGATTCAATCCATTCCGGCGACTGCCGCAGGCATGCACGGACCAGCGAAGGTCCGAATACCGACAGAAGAACGCTGAAATGCTCCACGGATGGACGCGACCGCCGGTGCAGCCAGTTTTCGACGGATGCCGCCGAAATGCCGGTGCGGGACTGGACGTGATAGCCGGTGGAAACTGGAAACCGGCCTTTCAGCCAGCTGATAAGACCAGCCGTGTTGAACAGGGCTGCATGATCTTTCCCGCAATTCTGCGGGACGTTCTTGGCGGACATGGTGGGCTCCTCTGCGCTTGAATAGCGGCGCAGAGGGATCACTCCGGAAGAAGTAAAATCCTGAAACATATGGCTCCTCATACAAAATACAGGAAAGAAGGAGGTCGTTTTGAAGGGCAAGCATGGCAATCAGGCGACGTTCAAAGCGGACGGCCGTTGCGATCATGGCATGCTGCCAGCCCCGCGGAGATGCGGCGACTTCGAACCCGTCGGTGACGCAGCGTGCAGGCTGCTCGACGGGATCAGGACGAAGAAAGAAAACCGGTGCCAAAAAAACGGCACCGGCCAAGGTCAAGCGGCGGTACGCAAACAATCCGCCGTCTTGGGGGAACAAGCATTCACATGAGGCCGCCTTCACGCTGCTGCCCCCTGCTTCTCGGCAGTCCGGTAGAAATCCGGCCTGAGAACTTCACGGGGAATACCCGTTACCGATTCGACTTCGAGCACCCGGTCCATAGGCACGCCGTTCCGTTCCCACCGCAAAATGGTGGACTTGTCGAACGGTTCGTCGAACATTGCGCCAAGAGCTTCCATGCTCATGCCGTCAAAGCCTTCGCGAAATATGGTGAGTGGCGAAACGATCTGCATGACGCAGAAAGTTGCACATTCCGCAACTATGCGCAAGACCGATTTATGCAGGTTTCGCTAACGACCTCAGCACGGCTGGTTTGGTAAAGTTGCGCAATGAGCAACAAAGCATCCACAGATCCACAGATCCCGCTTCGTCTCCACTTCATCCCGGAATGGACGAAGGCAAAGAAAATGCGGCCGACGGACCTCGCCGCGAAAATCGGCGCGGATAAAGGTTCGGTATCCCGCTGGTTCAGCGGTGTCCTGCCCCAGGACCGATGGTTGCTCATCATCGCGGAGGCCTTCGAGACCGATTATCATGGCCTCTTCCGCCATCCAGCCGATCAGTGGATGATTGATCTCTTCAAGGGTCGCAGCGCACCCGAGAAGCTCAAGATCAGGCAGATGCTGGCACTCATGCTCGACAAGCCGGCTCCCGAGCCTACTCCCGAGGGCTGATCAGCGCGCCGCACACCCCGGGAAGAGACCCATTGGGTCCTTCGGCTTAAATCCTTCGGGGAACGGGCAGGCCGCCGCGGTCTCGTCTGACGCATCGTTGACCAGGCGCAACGCTACCAGTTCTTCCCTGCTGAACACATACATGTCGTCGGCAGGGGTCATCATCGCCCTGGTCAGAACCGCGCTATCGATCCCCATCGCGGTGAAATAGCCCAGCAGGACGCCGGATATCGCCTGCGCCTTACCCGCTGCATCGTCTCCCGCCGCCGAATCGTCCCGCCACCGGAACTGGTGGACACCGAGCTTCCCCGTCGGCCCGACCTCTCTCTCGGCACCGCCGATGAAGGCGAAGGCGCAGGCGGAGAAGCAATCCGCGATCGACGGGATAAAGGTCTTGTAGGATCCGGCGCGCAGCAGCTCGCCCAGCTCAACACCGCCGAGAACGCTGCCACCCTTTGAATTCAGAGTGACAATACCGGCTCGTCGATCTTGCCCCGCAACAAACGCGCTGAACTCGGCGGCCGTGGTGTCTGAAATCGGGCCTGTCGCCGAAATGAAGGCGAGGCCGTCGGGCGTCTGCATCATCCTGAATTCCATCGCGACCGAATCGGTTGCGGAAACCATCAACGCAGCGGCGACTATCAGGCTGTGCAAAACGGTTTTCAGGGGCATCTCGGCTCCAGCGTTGAAGCCAGATTTATAGAGGAATTTCCGCGCTCTAAACAGTGCCGCTCGAACGGTTGCGTTATGTGCAACTTTTTCATTTGACGGCAGTTGCGCTTTCTGCAACTATTCCCGTCATAGAGTTCCAAGCAGACACCCCTCGCTTGTTCCCCGGAGAGCGTCATGAAGTGCTTCCTTCTATCGATTTCGGCTGTCTTGTCGATCTTCGCCGCCTCCGTTGCGGCACCGGACGGGATGGCGACCTGCGTCGTGAAGCACAGCTTCGACACCTGCCACCACGCCCTGAACCGCTGAGGACAGCCGGACATGACCCTTTGGATTTGCAACAGCTGCGGCTGCACCGAACGTCTCAATATTTTGCCCGACGCCTGCTCGCTTTGCGGCGGCACGCTGGAAACGCAGGACGGCCGCTCCACCGCGGCTCTCCATGAACACGCCGGCTACGACCAGGCCCACTACGAGGCCATGGAAGTCGCGATGGGCGAAACGTCGGACCCGGCGGAAATCATCTGGCTCTGGCATGAGGGGAACCCGCTGACCACGGCGCAGCAGGCCGTTCTCGACGACATGCTGCATCAGAACCGCATGGGCTTGATGGCTGCGGCCTACGCCGATTTCAGCGAGGCCGCATGATCAACGCGGTGACGCTTTATACCCCGGCACAGGACCGCGACGTCGTTTCAGTTGCGCTGGCAGAAGCTGAGGCAGCGATCGGCGATCCGGTTCGCGCCAAGCATATCGCTTTTGAGGCTCTTCTCGTCGCCTATCCGGGCTGGTCCCCGGTTCGGCTCGGCTTCCAGCTCAATTACCGGGTGCCGCGCGAGGCTCGCGCCGACGTCAACCGGTTCAAAACTACCAGATGGTGGAACGATTACATCGTCGACTGCGTCGTCGGTGCCCTCGTCGCCGATCAATACGGCGACAGGGCGAACTGATGAGCAAGTATTCCAAGATGCCGCGGGTTCCGCAGGACGCCTACCAGACACCGGAATGGCCGGTGCAGGTGGTTGTCCCGCATTTGATCGGCGTCAAGAAGTTCGCGGAACCCTGCTTCGGTGAGGGCAAGCTGGTGCGCTGGCTGGAAACCGCCGGTCTGACCTGCACCCACTTTGGCGACATCAAGACCGGCCAGGACGCCCTGACGGACCCGACACTGGCGACGGTAAGGTTCGACGCCATCATCACGAACCCGCCCTACACCGAGAAGCTGCTCTATGCGCTGCTTCGCCGGTTCATGAGCATCGCGCCGACATGGCTGCTGCTCGAGGCGGACTTCCTGCACAAGGTCGGGGCGGCGGAGCTCATCGCGCACTGCAGCCTGATCGTGTCCGTCGGCCGTATCAAATGGTTTGAGGGCACCCGGGACGAAAGCAAAAGCAATTACGCCTGGTACCGCTTCGACGCCCAACACACGACGGGGCCTCGTTTCATTCCGCGCATCGCGAAACCGCGTCCGCCGCGGGCGCCACGCAAAAAAATCCCGGCCCCAGCCCCGGAAACCCCAGAGGATATCGCAGCATGATGCCGGACATCGCGAATTTTGTCAGTGCCTTCGCCGCTGAAAACAAGACCGCCCTTCTTGTCGGGGCAACCAGCATTGTCGGGCTCGGTGTTCTCGTCGCTGGTCTCACCGTGTTCGGGGTCCGCCCCGAGGTGTCGGAACAGCCGGAGCTTGTCGAAGCCGACGAGGAAACCAGTATCGACGATGACGATGTGAGCTGGTGCGACATCGACAACACCGACATCGAAGCCGCGATCGACGAGGCTTATTTCGACGAGATCGCCGCTCGCCGGGCTCAAAACGACGACATCAGCATCATTGCCCGCGATCTCGGCATTCCGGTGAGCAAGGCGCTCGCCCTGCTCACCGATCCGCGTTTCGTAGCCACCACCGTTCTAATTCAACCGCCTCAACTGAGAGGTCAACAAGGAGCATGAGCATGTTGCAGAAAACCAAATCCCCTGATGCTATCGACATCAACGTCGGAGCCCGGGTCCGCATGGCGCGGGAACACAGCAAGATGAGCCAGGAGGTTCTTGGCAAGGCCGTCGGCATCACGTTTCAGCAGATCCAGAAATACGAGAAGGGCATGAACCGGATGGGTGCGAGCCGCCTCGTCCAGATCGCCCGGGTGCTCAACGTCAGCCCGGCCTTTCTGCTCGCCGAGTATATGCCGGATGCCGAGGCGACGGCCGGCATTGAGACCGCGCTACGCGCCGAAAACGAAACCCTGAAAAGCCAGCTCGCCGAAATCCGGAAGCTGGTTGCGAAGGCCTGATCCATTCCGGTTTCCGCCCGCTGCCACGGGCGGTTTCCCGAGTGGATCAAGGAGAGCCCCAATGTCTATATTTAACAGACCGCCGCGCCCCAGGCGCTATTCGACGCGGGTGAAGACTATGGCCGTCACCGAGGGTCTTGACGACGTCCAGGAATGGATGAAGCGGGCGATCGAGGCCGCTGAAGTCAATGACCTCATCGTGGCCTATGACGATGATGCTTATAAATATGCGAAGAACCTTGAAGATCGGGGCTGGAACGTGAACGCCGCGTTGGTCCATGTGCTCGGCGGCATAGGCCTGTCTCTTGCGAATGCGCATGAGAAACTGGTCAAAGCGTGGGTCATCTTTTTTGATGTGACCGGGTCGTTTGCTGATGGCGATTTGGTCGACACCAGGACACACAAGCGCGCGAAAGTCGCCCGTGTTCGTGCCGAAAAGGCGGAACTGCTGATCCAACCACTGGAAGGGGAATGGAGCCTCCGCGACGGTGGCGTCGTCATACCCTTCGAAGATGCGAGGGCGACCGAGGCCAACGCCGCTGCCGAGGAACTGGCATGATCCCGGCGCGCGAAATCAACACCGACGTCGGCATTACGCCGGAACTTTGCTGGGTTCCGGTCGATCAGATCGACGTCGACGAAAACTACCAGCGCGCCCTAAAACCGAAACGCGTCGCGCAGATCCTGCGGGATTTCAACTGGGCGCATTTCCAGCCCGTGATGCTGACCCAGCAGGAAAGCGGCCGATTCAATGTCTTCGACGGTCAACACCGCGTCGAAGCCGCGCGCCAGCATCCGCACATCACCGAGGTGCCGGCGGCCGTGGTGCATATCGAGCATAGCTGCGACGAGGCCGGCGCCTTCCTCGGCGTCAACGTCAACCGCACCGCGCTCTCCACGGTCGACAAATATTGGGCCGGCATTGAGGCCGGCGACGCCAGCATGATGGCGATCTGCGCCGTCCTGGACGAAGCGGGCTGCGAAGTCGTTCCGGCGAACACCAAATCACCGGCACCGAAGCGCACCAATGCGGTAACGGCGGTTGATCGTGCCATCAAAACCTACGGTGAGGCCGCGGTGACGCAAGCCTGCGGGACGCTCGTTGTCGCATGGCCGAAAGATAACTCGGCGCTGGGCGGTATCCTGATCCAGGCACTGGCCCGGCTGTTCCGCAACAATCCGACCACGATCAGCCGGGAGCGGATGGAGCTCAAGCTGCGCAGCAAGGACCGCAAGCTGCTCATGAGCGACGCTGAAACGATGCGGCGCCTGTCCGGCGGCGACGCCCACCTCGCTTTGGCTAAGACCCTCGTCGAAATCTACAACAAGGGGCTGCAGCTCAATCACATCCAGATCGGAGCGAAGTCATGATCAGCAAAGACACGGCTACCGACATCGCCTTGGCCTACAGGGAGATCGAAACCGCTGAGGCGCTGCTAGCCGAGATTTCGGCGGAGATCAGCCGATATCCAGTTCCGGACGTCAGGGATAGTTTCGGGCGTCCCGTTCGAGGTCTTGAACTCGCCGTGCCATCCGCCGCCAATTCGCGCAGGCTCTTCGACGTTCCTTGGCCGCTAGCCCGTCCGATCATTGAGGCGCACATCGCGGAGAAGAGATCGAAGATCGCCATCCTCAACGAAAAAGCGAAGATCGAGGCCGTGACTGTCGTGCCGGCACCGGGCGATGACGGGGAAATTGCATGAACGCGGTCGCCCGAATCTTCGAGGACATGCCGGCCCGGATCGCCAAGCTGCCGCTTAGCCCGAAAGGCTTCCCTATTCCCTACTTCGCGGAAGAGGTGAACGGCGAGCGCGATTTTCGCGTCGTGTCCGCGGTGAAAATGTCCCATGCGGTCCGCAACGATCTCTGCTGGACCTGCGGCGAGCGCCTCGGCAAGTTCAAAGCGTTCGTCATCGGCCCGATGTGCGGCGTGAACCGCACCATTTCCGATCCACCGTCGCATCGTGACTGCGCCATCTTCTCCGCCACGAACTGCCCGTTCCTGTCCCGGCCGCTCGCCAAGCGACGCACCGATGGGCTGCCCGAGAACGGACAGGAAGCCCCCGGTTTTGGTTTAAAGCGCAATCCCGGTGCCGTTGGTGTCTGGATCACGCTCAATTATCGCCGGATGCGGGCGCCGGCCGGCAATCCGGGCCTGCTTTTCCGGATAGGAGAGCCGCAAGAGGTTCTGTGGTTCGCCAACGGCCGGACGGCTACCCGCGAAGAAGTAGCCACATCAGTGGAAACCGGGCTGCCGTCGCTCTTTGACCTCGCCGCACTGGACGGCCCAGTGGCGATCGCCGAGCTCCGCAAGATGGCCGCCGATTTCCAGAGGCTGCTACCGGCACCGTCCGAGGTGCAGACATGAACGATGAGCAGATGACAGCGCTGGTCAGGCGCATCGCGATCCGGTTCTGCGAGTTCACCGGCCACGGTTGCGCCTGTGCCGCCCGTCCGCGCGCCCGGCTGTGCGAGACGACGGAGAAGCAGGCAAAAGCGGTAATCCGCGCCGTTGAACTCGCTCATGCGGAGGCTGTCACCAATGGCTGAGATCACCGCAATCGAATGGACCGATTCGACAGTGAATTTCTGGTGGGGCTGCTCCAACGTCTCCCCGGGCTGCGATCACTGCTACGCCGAGAAATGGAACGACTTCCGCGGCAACAAGCAGTGGGGACCTGGTGCGCCGCGTCGCAAGATCAAGGGCGCAGTTGCCATGCTCCGTTCCCTGCAGCGCGGCGCCTCCGCCTTCTTCCAACTCCACGGCCGGCCGCGTCGCGTGTTCATGCACTCCATGTCCGACGTGTTCGACCACGAAGTCGATGCGGCATGGAGCGCCGAAATGTTCGCCGAGGCCGAATCCGCCGACGGGCTCGACATCCAGTTCACCACGAAGCGCAGCGGCAACGTCCTGAAACTGATCCCGACGCACTGGCACGCCGCCGGCTGGCCCAAGCACATCGGCCTCATCTTCTCGATCACGTCGCAGAAGGAGGCGGAGCGCGATATCGAGCGCTTGCTGAAACTGAAACGCGATCTCGTTATTCCGTGGGTCGGGGTCAGCCTGGAGCCGCTTCTGTCCTCGGTGAACGTCCGCATGTTGAAAGTCGGCAAGAACCTCTGGCTCGACGCGCTGACCGGATACTATTCCTACAAGGCGGGCCCCGGCCCCAACATCACCATCTGGAAAGAGGCACCGGGCCAGCCCGGACCGCTGCCGCCGCTCGATTGGGGCATCGTCGGTGGCGAGAGCGGGCCCGAGGCGAGGCCGATGCACCCGGACTGGGCGATCTCGCTGCAACGCCAGTTCGCGGCTGGCAAGGTTCCCTTCCTGTTCAAGCAGTGGGGCGAATGGCTGCCGGCATGCGATCTGGCGCCGGAGATCGACGACAAGATCTACAAGTCCAATCGTATCGCCAGGCCGGACCAGTGCCAGGGAACGATTGACGAGCTTTACGGCCGGACCTGCAAGGTTCCCGTCATCACGCTCCAGCGCGACGGTACCGTGAAGAGCGATTACCCCAACGGCGCCATGGACATGTTCAAGGTCGGGAAAAAGCTGTCCGGCCGGACACTTCACGGCAAAACCTACACCGATTTCCCAAGGAGGGCAGCATAATGGCGCGGCGCGATATCAGCATGAAAGACATTTCAGACACCGGCTTCCGGTGTGTGCCCGCTTCGAATGGCGGCTGGGTCGTTTTCGAGGTCACTGAACCAAATTTCATATCGGCGATGATCGGTGCCTATTCCGATACCGCAGCCCTGCTCAGCGGTCTCTCCACCCTACTGGCTCCCCCGACATCGACGGCACCGGCCGAGACGGTAACCGGAGTGATCCAATGACGCTGCTCGCGATCGACGGTGTATTGACGGAAACAGAGCCGGCCGTCGCCTGGGCGGTTGGCCCCGAAGATGGTTTCGGCTGGCAGGTCATCTGGGCTCCGACCGAGGAGTTGGCAATTTCGACCTGGCTGACCTTGCCGCGCGCCGAACTCGTCGACCCCGATATGATGGTGGCGACCCGCGTCGAGAGCTTCGACAGCCTCGATCGCCAGCCGAACACACAGGAATGGCTGGCGGCTGGTTTCGCGACGCGCTGCGCCAGATGCACCGATGTCGTCGACAACGACGTCGGCGCCAACATCGTCGATGAGGAAACGGTGCTCTGCAGCTCCTGCGCGGAGGCATCATGACCTTCACCAAGGGCGTGCCCGCTCCCAATCGCAAAGTGCCCGCCGATGACATCATCATCCGCGAAGTGAATGCCGGCCTGACCAATGCCGAGATAGGCCGGAAGTACAATTGCTCCGCCCAGACCGTCTGCAGCCAGATCTTTCGCCTCGGCATCCGCCGCAAGGTGCTCGACCATCGCGCCCTGCCCGTCATTCCGCAGCGCGACCCGCGCGAGCACGTCGTTGTCCTGAAGAGCGCCACAGGCAAGCGCGTCTCCCTTGCCCGCGTCGCTGGCTACTACGAGGACACCGATGCCTGACCGAATCCGCTGCATCAACCCGAACTGCCGGCGGACCTTCGCGCCTGAAAAGCACCCCGGCTCCACTGACATCATCTGCGGCAAGTGCTGGAAAGCCCTGCCTGCCCGATTCCGTCTCCGGCACCGCAGTTTGGCGAAGCGCGACAAGACGCTGAACCGCCTGGTGACGAAGCGCGCCACCAGCCATGAGGCCCGTCTGAAGCAGTGGCACATCATCGCCGACCAGATGAGCCGCGCCGATCGCGTGCTCTGGGGCGCGATCCGCTCATATTTCACGGACGCCGCGGCACCGCCTGCAGGCCTCGATAATTTCTTGAAGGAGAACGGCATTGCGTAGCAGCGATTGCATCATCTGCCGGGGCGGGGGCAGCATCAGACTGCCCACCTACAGCGAGGTGACGTTGCGGCCATTTCCGGGGCCGGTACTCGGCTTGGAGAGCCCTATAACCTCGTACAAAACATATTCCTGCCCGGAGTGCCACGGCGGCGAAACCGCAAAAGACGAATCCGTCTTTGTTATCGAGGCCCATACCTCAATGGACCCCATGATGCGAGAGCGTGCGCCCGGCTATGAGGAGCATGTCAGACGTGACCTGGTCCGCGCCATTTCCGACGAAATAGAAAAGGGGAACTTCATCTCCTTCGCTACCGAGGAACCGAGACGCCGATACGATCGTACTAATATCGTTGCGCGGCTGGGCGTCACGTCTCAGACCCGGACGTTGACTATTGAGCAGCGTGCCGCATGCCAAATGGAGACGTTCCTAAAGGACGTCGGAGAAGTGGCTCGGAACAAAATTTCCATCTGGGACAGCCACTACACCGGCAATGACGGCATGATCTCCAAGTCACGGGCCATGGATTCGGTCACTGAGGCGTTCCGCGAACGCTGGGAGCAGCTGAACAAGGAGTTGAACCCATGACCCTGAGCACCACCGCCGCCCTCGTCGCCGAGCTCCGCGCCCGCGCTGTGCACCGTGCCGAGTTTCACAATCTCCAACCGCACACCGATATCAAACTCGATGCCGCCGATCTGCCGGAGGCGCGCGCGGCAGACATGATCGAGGGTGCCGACCGGGAACATCTCTTCTCGCCCTTTGGCAAGAAACGATCTTTCGCTGTCGCCGCCGCCAGCCAAGCTACCGATGCGGCGGCTGAGCTCTTGCGCTTCGCCCGCGAAGGGGAAGGACTGCACGGGACATTCGAGACGGAAGTGATCGAGCAGCTGCTGGACGCCGCGAAAATGGCAATCGAACTCCTTGGAGAGAGCGAGGAGGCCATCCGCTTCTTTGATATCTACCGTGCCATTGCAGGAGAATTGGAGGGATGGGCTTGATCTCCACTCCCATTTTCATCGGCTGCGATCTCGCATCCGGCCCGGACCAGTCCGCCGAGGTCGTCTACCGCGTCCTGCCCGGCGGCCGCTTCGAGATTGTCTCCGTCCATCCAATTCCACGAACCATCGACCTCGGCACCGCCGAGTACGTCGTCGAGCCTCGGCACCGTCCGGAAGGATCACACTCATGAGCAAGGAATACAAGGATCGCCGCGACCGCGCCAAGCAGGACGCCGGTAAGTACCTCGCCAACCACGTCATGATCGAGGAACCCGTCAAGTCGTTTCGCTTCCACATGCATTATGTGGACAAGAAGCTGACCAGGCGACAGGAGGGCGCATACCCTTTCCTCCGCATCCTGCCACCGGTCGAGGGTGCCAAGTTCGGCTACAACTCTACCTACGCCTACACGCTGACGTGGACCCCCGGTCATATGACGATTGTCGGTGACCTGGGTGAACTGACCGTCGTGCACTACCACGCGATGCCGACGCTCGAAGAAGCGTGCCGCTGGCTGCTATCGCCAGATTACGACTATCTGCTCTCCAAGACGAATGAGCAGAGGCAGTACGACGCCGACGCGACTTTGCAGGGCTTTCTTCAATACATCAACTCGGAAATCTTTGATCACGCCCTTGGCACGGCCGGCTGGGGTAAGGACCGCCGCCGCTCGAACGGAGACATCCACGAACTGCGCGCGTGGCGCCGGACGCAGCCGCGAGGCGGTCAGCTCAACGAGGAAGAAGAGAACGTTTTCGAGTGGCTCGATAACCGCCCTATCACGCTGTTCGATGATCCTGATCGGGACTGCTGGCAGTGGTGGCGGGCTATCGCCAAACACTTCGGCTGGGGTTTCGACGAAGGGTTCATCTTAACCGCCAAAGGCCGCCGTAGTCTCCTCAGGCAATTCAAGGATGAGTTCGAGCACGTCCACAGCGCGGCTGATTTCATGCAGGCGATCGGCTTTGACGATCCACCGTTCGCCTACGAATATCGTGACCACGCCTTCTTTCAGATCGCGGCGATCCAGCACGGCACCCGCATGATCCTTGATCGCCTGTTTCCTAGCGAGCAGGTGGCAGCATGACGGACCTTCTCCAATCCGGCAGCGCCGTCTTTTCCGACTGCGGCCTCTTCCGCTACCGCCTCGATCGCATCCTTGGCGCCGCTGGCATCGTCTACGCCTATTTCGGCGTCAACGGGTCCACGGCCGGCGCCGATGAAAATGACCACACCGTGACGAAGTGGAACGGCTTCACCGTTCGCAATGACGGCTACCGGCACATCGTCGGCAATGCGTTTGCGAAAACCGCCACCGACGTCCGCGAGCTCCGCCGCGCACCCGATCCCATTGGCCCGCTGAACGATGCCTACCTCGCCGAGATCATTGCAGAGGCTGACGTCCTGGTCCCGTGCTGGGGCAGCCGCCACAAGCTGCCGCCTGTCCTGCGGCCTCGGCTCGACGTCGTGAAGGCCATGATCTTCGCCGCCGGTAAGCCGGTGAAAATCTTCGGCCTGACCAACTCCGGCGATCCGCTGCATCCGCTGACCCTCGCCTATGCCACGCCTCTCATCGATTGGAGCAACTCATGAAACTCATGAAGGCCCTGACCGTCTGGCAACCGTGGGCCAGCTTCATCGCGATCGAAGCGAAGCCCTACGAATTTCGCGGATGGCGGCCGCCCGCGTCGATCATCGGCGAGCGCATCGCAATTCACGCCGGCGCGCGGCCGATGAAACTGCTCGAGCTCCGCAATCTGCTGAACGCGCTCTGCGACCCGAACACTGACATCCCGACGCCGTGCCTGCACCGCGACAAGGCCTTGCCACTGTTGCAGCGGATCCTCGACGAGCACAGCCGCGCGATCCCGCGCTTCCTGCCGCTGTCGCACGTTCTCTGCACCGCCGTCGTCGGTGAGCCGAAACCCGGCAACGCCTGCGCCCGGGAGTTCGGGGAAACCGCCGGTAACGACAGCGATCGAGAAGGCACCTTCAATTGGGGCTGGCCCATGCTCGACGTTCAACCTTTGACCCCGCCGGCACCGGCTACCGGATTGCAAGGCCTTTGGAACTGGAGCCAACCATGAACGACTTCGTCGACAAAGCCGAGGCTTGGGATGCAGCACAGTCATCCTTCCGCAAAGGACACGCCGCCGGCATCGAGGCCGCTGCCGCCTACCACGACGCCGAGGCCGCCCGATACGCAAAAATGGGCGGGTTATTCCCGCAGGCCAGCCACGAAATCAGCGCCGCGCAGATCCGGGCGCTCACCATGGAAGACATCCACCGTGAGCAGCTCGCGCGGCCGCGTCTCAAGCCTGCTGCCCAACCAGCATCCGCCGAACCTCCGAACTTCGCCCAATGCTGCTCCAGTACCGACATCGCCTTCTGCGACTGCGTGAACAAAAATCATATCCGGGTCAATTACGCGCCGTCGCGTGACGCCCCCGCACCCTCGGATCATGTGCGGGGCGCCGAGTGATGGGTGAGCACGGCAACATCACCGACAAAAGCGACGACTGGTACACGCCGCGCTATGTGTTCGACGCCCTCGGCTGCAGGTTCGATCTGGACGTTTCAGCGCCAATCGAAGGGCCACGCTACGTCCCGGCTGCTGGCTGGTTGTGGGAGCGGGGCCTTGAGCAAGACTGGCAGGGCTTCGTTTGGATGAACCCGCCGTTCGGCCACCAGAGCACCAAGCGGGCTTGGCTGGCCAAATTCATCAAGCACGGTAACGGCATTGCGCTTTTGCCAGACCGGACCAGTGCGCCGTGGTGGCAATGGGCGGCACCCCAGATGGATGCACTCCTGTTCGTGTCCCCCAAAATCAAGTTTGAGCGACCGGACGGCAGCATAGGCGAGCAGCCCGGAACCGGCACTGTGCTCATGGCGCGCGGCGATGACGCCGTTCAGGCCCTGCATCGAGCGGCAATCGCTGCCCTTGGCATCCTCGCCCAACCCATCCGGCATACTGGAGAAGCAGCATGACAAAAACTGTCACCCAAGCGCCCGCACCGAGGGAGCGGGGTACCCCATGACCAACGGTCTCTACGGAAAATGCCCTTCCTGCGGCCATATCTTCATCGTGGCCAAACTCCCCATGGAAGTATCGAAAGCCGCGGAACTGGCGTTCCGCGCCGCCTGCGCCGAGTGCGGCGAAACCAAGGGCATCAAGGTCGCCAGCCCGCCCACGGAAGGCGGTGCTTCATGAGGTTAGATCGATCGCAAGCCGCGCTCGCACATTGGTGCGGTATTGTCGCGAGCCTGAAGCCTGGAGAGTGCATCGACATCTCCGTCGCGGATCTGCGCGACATTAACAGCTACGAACACAACGATGCGACCTTTACGCCGCCGGACCGCATCCTCGGAAACATCATGGGCTCCGCCTACACGCACTCGTACCAGCTGCGGGGAGATACGGTGACGTTCATCCGCCATGAGCACACCGGCGAGCGTCGGCACAACGATCCCGACCATGATTTCCGGGTGGCGCGGCTGCGGAGGGATGACAAATGACCGCCACCACCCTTCCCTACGTCTACGCCTGGGACCGCCAAGGCCGAAAAGGCCAGCCATGCGAGTGCCTGATCCGCACCAAGGCCATGAACAGCTGCCTCGTCCGGTTCGCCGACGGCTACACCATGATCACGTCGCGCAACGCACTGCGGAAGAACAAGGCGGCAGTCGCATGAGGATCATCGAAAAGAAGCGCGGCTATTTTCGCGGCACGCACAAAGGTGGCGAGATCGAGATCACACGCGATCATGGCATGCACGACCGGAAATTCTATATCATCGTCCGCTGGAAAGACGGCGGGCTCCTATACAACGGCTTCTCTCCTGTAGGCATCGAAACCATGGCGCAGGCCAAGAAAGAAGCGATCAGGGGTGCTTGCCTATGACAGAACACAGCAATCTCATTACGAGACTAACACAGGCACAAGGCGGCGATCGGGAGCTTGATGCTGCCATTTGTAAGGCCGTCGATCCGAAGAGATGGGCACAGGCTCGCAATTGGGCGGCAATGCCGTGCGGAGCGCCGGAAGATGTCATGGAACGAGGTGCGGTGAGGTGGGCTTTTGAGTACACCTCGTCCGTAGACGCCGCTGTCGCCCTACTTGAGCAACGCCTTCCCGGCTGGTTTTGGCGCTGCGGCCGCACGTCACTATTTCCAAACGGATGGGCATGGATCTCGGAGTATCACCCAGACCACACCACTCCTGGACTAAACGAATTTGGGTGCAGCGACGGTAAGGTTGCCACCCCGGCCTTGGCACTATGCGTCTGCATCCTTCTCGCTCACCAAGCCAGAGATAAGCGCCGTTCTCCTTCCGTACCTGTGGATGAAGTGGATAACGGGGAAAAATGAGCCGAACTGCACATACTCCCCTTGGATGCTGGCCCGCCGTTTTGCGTGACGAGGTCGCCGCTGCCTATGCTGGGGAGCGGACAGTCGAACAGTTTATGAGCAGGGTCGGAACAGTCTGGCCGCTGCCCTTCATTGACGTTGGGTCCGGGAAAGGCAAGTTCCGGGCGTGGCGGAAGGCGGACCTCGACAGCGTGATCCATCCAGAAGGAATCGGCGGCGACCCGGAGGGGTTGTGATGGTGCCGATGACCATGCCGCGCTACACCTCGTTTCGGACCCTGAGCAACGGTGCAACCGGTTTCTACTGGATATGCCCGATGTGGTTCCGCAAACAAGGCTGCCCCTACAAGGCCTCGCCCCTCGGTGAAAACCTCTCCATGAAGGAACTGGCCGCCGCCGCAAAGCTCTGGAACGATCGGCTCGATGCCTGGCTCTCTGAGCGAAAGCAACGAAAGGGTGGTCACGAGCCGGACACCAGCCGGTACGGCACCGTCGAGTGGCTGGTGAACACCTATCTCAACCATGACAGTTTCCTCGAGCGCGTCGGTGAGTTCAGCCGACCGGATTACCGGCGGGTGTTCGATCGGGTCTGCGATACCGTCATCAAGGCAGAAAGAACCGGCATCCCGGCGCGGATCGGCGATGCAAAGATCAACCAGATCACGGTCAGGACCGCCGAGAAAATCTACCACGCGTTTTCCGAATCGGGCCGCACCTCCGAGAAAGTCATCACCTATTGCAAGGCGATGTGGAAGCGGATGCAGCCGCACTACCCTGAAATGATGAGGTCGGACACGGCCAATCCTTGGGAAGGCGTGACGGTGAAAAAGCGCGACAAGCAGATCAAGGGCCACGTCGATCGCGCTACAGTGTATCGGTTCGCCAATGCTGCCGTTGCGAAAGGCCGCGGAGAGCTGGCGGCGGCAGCGATCCTCGCGTTCGAATGGCTGATGAGACCGTCCAACATCGGCGCCGGCTACGCCGCATGGTCCGGCTACCGTGGCGGTGCCCACCCGGACAAGATCGAGATACGTCACCGGAAAACCGGTGAGATGGCGCTGCATCCACTCGAATTTGTCGAGGACGATCTGCTGATCAAGCTCTACCCGGACGCGGAAAAGATACTGGCCCAGGTGCCGCGATATGGGACGTCGATCGTCGCCCAGCATAACGGCAACCTCTTCGGCGATGGCGGATACCTGACGCAGGAAATCGCCGCCTTGGCCGCCGATGAAGACGTCGGCATGAAAGGTTTCACGCTGGATAAGGCGCGGCATGGCGGCATGACGGAGCTCGAAGAATTGGGCCTGACCGAGGGCGAAGGGCGCGCGCTGTCGAAGCATCGCACATCGCGATCCTACACCGGCTACGCGAAAGATACCGAATTGCGGGTGTTGAACGCGACCCGGAAGCGCGTCAGGAAGTGA